TACAACACGGAACTACTAGTGGGCGATATTCTAGCACAAACCCTAATTGTCTATCAATGGACACACAAATACTAACCAATTCGGGATGGAAATATCACGCAGATTTGTTGGAAATAGATACAATCGCATGTTTTGATGAAAACAGTAGAACTATAACATTCAACAACTACACTAATAAATGGAAATCCATACTTAAAAAACAATCTATGGTTTCTATAGAAAATCAACACATTCACTGGAGAATGACAGAAAATCACAGGTGTTTATTACGTAATAGAAAAACAGATGAGTTAAAAACCGTACCAGCAGCATGGGTGAAAGAAGACTATTATGTTTTACACGGCGCCAATTACGATGGAGAATTTGAGGAGAACGAGGATTTTTTAAAACTTATTATAGCTACGCAGGCTGATGGAGAGTTGAGAAAAGACAACAATAAAAGAATAAGATTTGTATTTTCAAAAGAACGAAAATACAATAGACTATTGGATATTCTAAATAATCTAGGATTTGAATATAGTTTATTTACGAAAGAGGGTTATAAATTTGGGATTCTAGTAAAAGATCCTGAAAAACTGGTTTATAATTATTTAGGAGAATCTAAAACATTTCCAAAAAGTTGGATAAATTTGTCATTAGAACAAAAGAAATTAGTAATAGAGGAGTTGTTTCATTGGGACGGATGTTTCACTAGAAAACAGAACTACTCATCTAACAACGAAACTAACGTAGATATAATTCAGGCGATGGCCAGTCTTTGCGGTTATAGGGCACACAAAAGAATTTATTTCAGTAAAACCGCTACGGCTCCTAATTATCAGTTAGATTTTTGTTTTAGAGATTATTCTTTAACTACGAATATGGAAATAAATACTTTCTCCAGTGATGAAGAGGTGTGGTGTGTGGAAGTTCCTACTGGTTATTTTATAGCTAGAAGAGGTTCTGACACATTCGTTACTGGAAATTGCCAAAATTTGCCTCGATTGAAGGATGAAGAGTCGGACTTATCGCCGTTAGTTCTACATTATGTAAATCTTATAAAACAAGGTCTAGTGGCTCCTAAAAGAGGGAAGATAGTTAATGCGGACTTCTCTCAGCTTGAACCTTGTTGCTTCGCCACGGCTAGTGGTGATCCGAAACTACAAGAAATCTTTCACAAGAAAGAAGACTTGTATAGTCGAATTGCAATAGACGTATTTAAAATGACTCATTTAAGTGCGGACAAAAAAGCTCCCAACTTCTTGAAAAAGGTAAGTCCTGAGTTTAGGAATAAATCCAAAGTGTTTACGTTGGCGGTGCCCTACGGAGCAGAAGCGGCACGAATTTCTCAAGCAATGGCCACAGACTATAAGGAAGCTAACAAGACCATAAACGCTTATTTATCAACTTATCCAGACTTGAAAAAGTATATGATGCGTTGTAATGCTTTAGCTAAGAAAGAAGGTAAAGTAGTATCTGCTTTCGGTAGAGTACGACATCTTCCTAGGGCTAAAGAATTGTACGAAAAATACGGCAACGATCTGTTGGACTGGAAGTGGGCCAAAGGGAGAGGCCTCCTAGCCGAGAGAAGAGAGCTTAAAACCTTACTAAACAACGCTAAGAACTTCCCCATTCAGTCCATGGCAGCTAGTATAGTAAATCGTTCTATGATAGCTATGGCTAGAAAGCTGAAAGAATTAGGACTAGATGCTTATATTGCCTTGCAAATTCATGACGAAATCTCTACAATAGCTAATAGGGCAGAGGATGCAGAACTAATAAAAACTTTATTGAGAGATTGTATGGAGAATACTTGTAAGATCGCAGTACCTTTGGTCGCTGAACCAATCATAGCAGATAACATGGCGGAAGCGAAATGAACAGCGTGTGCGACGTTATACGAGATTACAATGTTGTGCGGGATTATCTAAATGACACAGACCTTTCTCATCGCTACGACGATATGGTGACCGATTTAGTCTTCCTAAGAAAAACCACTCCGTACACAAGGTTTATAAAAGAGGTTTACGGCGAGATTAAAGGCCCCGCCGCAGACGACCTCATAAACGCCGTAGAAGAACAACACATCCTAGAAAATACTAAAATAGGACGATTATTGTATGCTTGATAGAATAATGTTTGTGGTTACTTTTTTTCCTCTTATATTAGGATCTTATATGATTGGGATTCTTATGGGAGAAAAACTTATTGACATTACTGTTCCTTTAAGTTATATTGAGTACGTGGGTGGGGATATAGGCTTTAAACTACAAACCTACAAAGCTTTTGACGAGATGAATGCGATTAGTGAACGTGGGGTAGTAAAGTATTCGGGTTTGAGACCTATTGTTGTTTATGAAAAAGAAAAGGGTTCCATGCCTCCACAACGATTAGGACAAGCCATTAATCAAGTTTTTTATTGTATTATTCAAGTAAAACAAGGACTTCCAGCGAAGCAATTGAGAAGAGTGTTGCAACATGAATATTTACATTGTTTAGGATATGAACATGTTGACAATCCAGAAGATATAATGTATTATGCAGATGATCCTAGAATGAAGACCTCTAGTATCGATAAATATATAAACGAATTAGATAAAAAAATGAATTGAGGAGATTAGTGTGACAAGCAAGAAAATTAGTTGGTATCGTTCGATGTGTGACAAGATTGATAATGAGAATAAACTGTGGGATATGGCTTTGAAGGTCGCTGATGGAGGAAGAGTAGATCCTAGTCTTCGTAAAGAGAAAGGCGGCAAAGGCAAAAACCGTCCTAAAAAGAACCGAGAGTGGGAAGAGTTAGTTGCTGAGGCCAAAATAGAAAAGCAAAAACGTCTCGAAAAAGAGCGTAAATTTAACAAATCACGTAAGGAGAAAGAGCAATGAAAACTAAAGTAGAACGGTTCGTAAATCAGGTAGAAAAGGTTCGAAACTCAACAACAACAACGGTTATTAAGACTGAAGTTGGAAACTCAACAGACAACAACCGTGTTCCTAGTGTGATGCAGTTGGCAGGTTTTCTGTTTAACGACAACCAAACTTCACTATTCTTGGATACTTTGTCTGTGCGTAGTTATCTTCTTAAGAGTGGTCTTTTGAAACGAGTACGTCGTAATAACAACCGTACCGACGCTTACGACGTCAATGAGTTTGTTACTGCTATTCGTCGTTATATTCTATCCAGTCCTAACCGTCGCAAAGAAGTAAACGGACTAATCAACAACTACTGAAAACAGGTAGGCCACCTGGAGAGTGAAACTTACGGGATAGGGGTACATAAATAAGCCGCTAAACGTGCCGACGAGGCAGCTAGAAGTCTCGCTTAAAAGAAATCGGTTATAGCTTGAGAAGGTTGTTTCACTCCCGCAAAGTGGAGGATATAGAAACAAAGGAAGCTGGCAACATCAAGAACCCCTCACTCTCACCTTTATAATATTTTGGAGAAGTTAATGGCAAAGAAACCTACGTTTGATTTAGAAGCTTTTTTGGATGAAGAAAACGATTCCAAAGAAGTGGAGTATAATGATCAAAAATTTGTAGTTATGGACGAGGAGTTCCAAAAAGCTATAGGACTCCCCGGCATTCCTTTGAGCGATGTGAGTATGGGCTTTGGCCTGTCGGATAGCGGTAAAACAGAATTCATGTTACATGTAGCAAAAGCAGCCGTGGCACAAGACATCCTCCCAATCCTAATTATTAGTGAAAATAAGTTTAAAGAAGGTCGTTTAGTAAATTTTCAATTGAATAATAAAAACTCTATTGTTAAAAGAAATCTAAAGACTTTGGAGGACGTCTATGATTATATATGTCAAGTGATAGCTAAAGTTAAAAACAATACACTGAAAAAAGATGTTATTTTGTTGTGGGATTCTGTCGCTTCCACACCAAGTAAAGAAACGTTTGAAGTACTCAAAGACGGTACCGTAAAAAAGAAATACGGCCCTCAGAAAAATGCAGCGGTCATCGGATACTACAACCCTTTCATTATGGATCTAATCACCACCACTAGAGAAAAAGAGTGTGAGCATCAAGTGGGATTGTACATGGTAAATCAAGCTTATATCAAGCCTCCAGAATTCGCAGGAGCGCAAGCGACATTAGTGCCCAACGGCGGAGAAAAAATATGGTACAACCTATCTTTATCACTAGTTTTCAAAGAAGGACAGCGATTGAAGGCTAAAAAGGATGGTATGGATTATGCTTTTGGGTTAGTAAGTAGAATAAAAGTGGAAAAGAATCACATAAATGGTATATATGGGGAAAATAAAATAGTTTTTGTGGACGGAGACGTTATTCCTAATACCTCAGCAGCTATTGAGAAATATAAGAAAGAGAATAGGGATAAATGGTCTCAATTCGAGACCGTGGTCATGGAAGAATCAGAAGACGAAACAGAGTATTGAAAGGGTAAAATATGACTGGTAATGAGTTTCAACAAGCTGTGATGCGAACTGCTGCTAACGGCCTAACTCAAAGAGAAGCCTTAACCAACGCTTCTATGGGCATGGCTGGAGAAACGGGAGAGTATGTTGATATGTTAAAAAAGTGGATGTTTCACGGTCATCCATTGGACGAATTGAAGTGTAAGAAAGAGCTAGGAGACGTGATGTTCTACGTAGCATGGGCAGCAAAAGAACACGGCTTTGAATTGAATGATGTGATGAATACAGTCATCGAGAAGCTTAAAATTCGATTTCCTAACGGTTTTAATAGTGCTGATAGTATTGCTCGTCGAGACGTGAACACACAAAACCCATAATTGAGGCAAAATTCATGCGAGACTTTATTAACGAGTTTGCAAACGCTTTTAATCCCTTTCAAAAAAGAAGCTCCCCAAGCATGTCAGAAAACCACCATGCGCATATAACCAGCGATGATATAAAAGCATACTACAAAGCGCAAATAGTGAATGTTTTCAAACAGAATAAAAATTTACGACTAAACAAAAACATTTCTTCTGAAGCACTACAACTGTGGTATTTGGCAGCTTCTGAAATACCAGAAGCAGTTATAGTTGTAGAAGATGAGGAACGAATAATTAAACGAATTGACACCACAATAACATTTTGAATCTCAAACCTGAGAGGGTCTAATGGCCAAACGACGGACGCTCCACGCAAAGGAACAAGACGAACTCCAAAGGCTGAGGCGTGAGAACGAGAAACTAAAGAGAACCATACAATCTCTCAGAAAACAGTTAGATAGAATAGATATAGACGAATACCAAAACTTAAAAGAGATCATGGAGTCTCAGGATAGATTTGAGTCTAAAGTAGAACAAGATAAAAATCTTAAGAATCTGAAACAAAAATGGTTATGTAATACTTGTGGAAAAGATCACCTAAGGCTAGTCCTAATACCTAGAATGGATGGTCTATTTTATACTAGAAGGTGTAAGACTTGTAATTATAAAACCAAACTAAAGAAATACTCTGAGAACGTGGAGGGAATAGAAGACGATGATACAGTTCATCCGGGGACTATATAATAAGATTAGGTTATTTTTTGCTCTAAGTTCAACTAAAACTGAAAAAGAACTTGACAGTATATTGAGAATAGATTATAACTCTTTTACGACTTCTGTTAGCGAAGAAGAAGCGGAGACACAAAGAAAGTATTATAACGGCTTAACGTTGTTGAAAAGAAGAGTAAGAAGTATGGCGGTGGATGGAAATCTCGGACAAGCTATGAGCGGTTTAGACGACCTTATACCTTTAGCCGCTTCAGAAGAAGCTGATGATATGAGAGCAGCTATGAAAAGTGTGGTTGTTGCTAAAGGTCAAGACATTAAGACAGAGGAAGATAAGACTAGGATGATCGACACTCGAATTAACCATTATACAACCCTTCACGCACAAAAATTAAAAAGAGAACTATCGGCTAAGATTAGAAAAGCTAAGTACGAAAACAAAGCCGAACACGAACGACTAATGAAAGAATGGAACAAATTGTATGGAAACTGATATTAAAGACCTTATTCCAGAAGTAAAGCTAGGAAACTGTCATATTCTGTTTCTAGATGTTTCTTCTAGCTGTACTGGTTATTCCGTAGCTTCTGTGGACTTCTTAAATAAGAAAGCAGAGATCACCAAAGCCGGGTGTATTTGGTTAGATCCTAACTGGGATCATGCGCAAAAGTATGACTATTTGTATAATATGGTTCAGGTTTATTTTGAAACCGTAGAACAAGTAGATCATATTGTTGTAGAGCAGTATTCAGTAAACACCTCTAAAATGTCCGGGGTTCTAGTAAGTCCTGAGGCTCATGGAGTGATTAAGGCCGCTGCCTACTCCAACGGAGTCAAAGTAAGCTCGATACTTCCACAAAGCTGGAGAGCTATTCTCAAGATCAAACCGAAACTAACTGATACGGGCAAGGGAAAACCAAAGCGAGATTTTAAAGCACCAACAAAAGAAAAAGTATTAGATATGATGGCGGTGCCAGAAGAAGTGATTTCTAATATTACTAAGAAGAATCGTCAAACGCCTTCTGACCTGTATGATGCGGTGGCGATTGGGGTAGCTTGGTTACAAAAGAACAACCTAAAGGTAACAACAAAAAATTGCCAATTTAACACTCATATAGGAGCTATGGAATGAGTCTTTGGATCAAACATCCTCGAACGGGTAAACAAGACACCATGCTCACTATAGCAGTGGTTTCTACAGTGTGTTGCTTGTTTAAGTTTATGACTAGCGGCATCACGTTAGAAGCTATGGGATATAATCTAAGTTTTGGAACAGTAGACGCATCAGTTATTACGGCAGTATTAACTCCTACATTGTTGTCATATGTGGCGAGAAAGTACTCAGATTCACCGAGTAAGGAGAATAAGGAATGAGGAAGTTTTGGTTGTTTTTGGTTTCTTTTTTGTTTGTGGGGACGGCATTTGCCGGTCCAACAGAAGTCGTATTGACGGAAGATAATGCGATTTGGATGAATGATTATTTTGATTCGACTCCGGTTGCCAAAACCATTGCTAGGGCGAAAGAGCTAGATGCTCGTCTTCCTAGTAAGGAGCCTATCTACTTGATCATCAATAGTGGTGGCGGTAGTATTGAAGCTGGACTAGAACTTATTGACAATTTGAAACATATGAATAGGCCGATCCACACGATTTCTGCGTTCGCTGCCTCGATGGGATTTCAAACTGTTCAAGGACTTGGAACTCGCTACATCACTACTACCGGAACACTAATGAGTCATAAAGCTAGAGGAGGCTTTTACGGCGAGTTTCCAGGACAACTCGACTCTCGTTATGGTTTTTGGTTGAAACGAGTTAACGAGATGGACAAGGTAGCTGTTGCTCGTACAAAAGGGAAACACACTTTAAAGTCCTACAAAGCTTTGGTAGAAAATGAATACTGGTGTCAAGGTAGTGAGTGTATTAGTGAGGGTTTTGCAGACAAAGTAGTAAACGCCTCTTGTGACAAAAGCTTGACAGGTACTCGACAGGCTAATGAAAAGTTTATTTGGGGTGGGGCTGCGATTGAATTGGTTTGGACCTACGACAAATGCCCACTAAACACTGGGGAATTGGATTTCGAAGTCTACGTTAATGGTAAAGCATTATTTAAACGTCAATCTGGTAAGGAGTTTACGTTCTCAAACACTTATGTAGATGATGAAAAAGGACTACAACAAAAGATCAACTCTATTCGAGAAGACAAGATCCAAAACGTTCAAAAAGTAATCAAAAAAGGTTATTAATGAAAAAGATAGTCGCAACACTGTTAATAGGAAGTTTAACAACTACTCAATTAAAAGCTGAGTGCGACAAGCCTGTGACCCCACTTAAAACTGGGGAACAGGCTCCCTGTACGGGATATCTATTTAGTCCAGAAAAAGAGCTAGAAGTAAGAGTTAAGAATGAAGAGTTCAAACTGTTAATGGAACAAACCAAGTTATACATTCAACAAACAGAATTGTATAAGTCCGAGCTAAAGATTTCGAACGAGATTGCGGATAGAGAACGAGAGAAGGCTGAGATCTGGAGGAAAGCAGCAGAACAGTCGTCTATGAATGTGTTAAATATGCAAGAGTCTAGACAAACTAGAGACTTGTTGTTTATATTAGCTGGGGTGGGACTAACCGTAGCAGCAGGTTATGCTGTAGGACAAGTAAGCAAATAAAGGATTATTATGACTATTGCTATTTTATTTCTATTTTGTATAGCTCTCGCAATAATTTGTATTAACAAAGCTAGCGAAAATAAAAAGTTGGAGACTGACCTAAACAAGTTATCAGAGCATTTTAGGGCTTTGGAACGATCTTACGAGCAAGCAACACAAGACGTTACAAAAAACATCGAAGAGGTTCTCAAGTTAGAACGGGAGTTGAAAGAGTCCGTAGAAGCCAACTCTAAAATAGTGTCGCAGAAACAGAGCGTCCTAACTAGAACCGGAGCCATGGTAGAAAATATCGTACCACTACTCAACGACCTACCATACGACCCAACAAATATGCACCACCTTGGGAAGCCCGTAGACTTTCTGTACTTCAATTACGACGATCCAGAACCCTATATCACATTCGTAGAAGTCAAATCTGGTAAAGCAAAAGAAAGCAAGCGACAAAGAACCATCCTAAATATTATTAAAGAAGGAAAGGTTCATTACGAACTATTACAAATCACCGACAAAGGTATCAAAGTAACGAGGAAAGCATGAACAAAATTAAACAACATTGGGACTATATTTGGACGGCAGTAACTCTCGGAGTTGCTGCTATTTTTTTCATCTGGAGTAAAAAGAACAGTAGGATCAAAGAACTAGAACAACAACTAGTTACGACCAAAACTCAAAAAGAAGCAGATATTGTAGAAGTTAAAATTAAGACTTTACAAAACGAACAAAGCGGAGTAAAAAAAGAACAAGAGAAATTAAACACTCTCTTGCAAGATCTAGAAAAACAAAGATTAGCGATCCAGAAGAACACTCAACACTTAAAGAATCCTAAAGAAATAGCAGAGTATTGGGAAAGAAACTAATGACTATTTGGTTTAGCTCTGACACTCACTACTGGCATAAGAACGTTATTTCTTATTGTAATCGTCCTTTTGACTCTGTTCAAGAGATGAATGAGTATTTGATTGCCGAACACAATAAACTAGTCCAACCAGAAGATACGTGGTACTTTTTAGGAGACTTTGCCTTTTGTAGCAAAAAGTGGGCTAGAGAAATAGTAAGTCGATTAAATGGTAGAAAAATCGCCATTAAAGGAAATCACGATCCGAATTTAACCAAAATAGGATTTGACTTGTGTGTACCAGAAATGGTAACTTGTATACAAGGTCATGTAGTGCGCCTCTGTCATTATCCTAGGGCACCAGAAGACAGATCAACAAACACTTATGATCTTAGGTACTTAGATAGAAGGCCTCCAAAAGTAGAAGGAGAATTCTTGCTACACGGCCACTCCCACTCAATTAAAGAAGTAAAATTGGGAGATTGGAGCTTGGACGTAGGAGTAGACGGAAACAACTACAAACCTTACAGCGAATACGAGATAGCACACATCATATTCAAATATAAACAGGACTTAGAAAATGAAAAATCTTGAACAGTGGGCTAGGCACAAATTCCTCCACTACAGTTACCAACGAGAAGGTATGACCTTGGATTGGAGATACCTCTCAGGGCCTCGTAAATTGGCCTGGATTGGCGAATTAGTGGACGTGTGGGACACAGTCCTGACCGAGCTAAGAAACGAGCTACAAATGCCTAAAAACAACTCTAAACCTATGGCATCCTACGATAGGGGTTTTATGGACGGAGAGAGCCACGAAAACTCAGCCTTACTGTTTAAGTTAGACAGACTTGAACAAGAGATAAAAAGTCAATACCTGGATCTTAAAGACAAATATACGAAATAAGGATATTTATGCCTATGAAAGTGGTAAAGGGAGATATATTTGATTTGGCTCCCAAAGGAGCTTATTTACTTCACGCCTGTAATTGTCAGGGAGTTTGGGGATCAGGAATAGCTAAACAGTTCAAAGATAAATACCCATTAGACTACTTAGATTATAATAATTTTTGTAAAGTATTGGGTACTCCTGGAACAGCCTTTATTACTAGAAACAAAATCATTTGTTTAATGACTTCAAAAGACTATGGTCCTGGGCTATCTTCTAAAGATATTATTTTGGATAATACAGCAGAAGCTTTACACCATCTTAGGTTTCTGTTAGAATATGGTTCAGTTGTTTATTCTCCCAAAATAAATAGCGGACTGTTCAAAACCCCTTGGAAAGACACAGAAAAATTGATAAATACGTTTCTTAAGCGTAGACCAGACGTAACTTGGATCGTGGGAGAGTTGTGACAAATCGACCAAAATGAGTATACATTATTGAGGTTTAGACTATGTACGTAGTTAAGTTAAAACGAAAAGACCATAATCCCCCTAAATACATCAACGGTTGGCGATCGGAATTTATTACTGATTTAGGAGAAGACTCCATAGATCGACTGAAAAAGTTAACAATGTCTTTGGAAGAAGCTAGACAGACCATGAAAGACGAGCTGCTCCAAGCCAGAGACAAAGAAGATTACTTCACACAACAAGAAATGAAGATAGATTACATAGCAATAGTGCGATTGTCAAAATACCCACCGCACGGGGAAGTAGAAGTAGTAGATTATCAAGAAGTAAAATAAAAGGAGATATGATGTTCAAAAACGAGGCCGCTGAATTTGTATATTATCGCACTTATGCTAAATGGGACGAACAACTTAAACGCAGACAAACCTGGGAAGAGACCGTAGATCGAGTAATAAATTTCTTGAAAGATGAACGTGGAGACAAAGTACCTCCTAAAGTATTTAAAAAAATAAAACAATCCATGTTGGATTTTTCCGTACTCCCGTCTATGCGCTTGGTCTGGTCGGCTGGTCCGGCAGCAAAAGCCTCAAACGTGTGTATTTATAATTGCAGTTTCTTACCTGTAGATTCAATAGAATCTTTCGCAGAGTGCCTATATATTTTGTGTTGTGGTTCTGGAGTAGGATTTAGCGTAGAACGCAAATACACACAACAACTGCCAATCATAAAACCCATCGATAGAACTCATACTCCTAGAACTTGTTTTGTAGGAGATTCTAAAGAAGCTTGGGCTGATTCTGTTAAAATGCTTCTGGAAAATTTATACGAAGGTAAGAATTTAGAATTCGATTATAGTAACATTCGCCCAAAAGGAACTCCTTTAAAGACTATGGGAGGTCGAGCTTCTGGTCCAGAACCTCTAGCAGTATTGCACGCTTCTATAAAACAAATATTTAATAATGCTCAAGGTAGAAAACTTACTTCTCTTGAATGTCACGATATTATGAACAAGATAGCAGAGATTGTTGTGTCTGGAGGGGTTCGGAGAAGTAGTGAGATTAGTTTGTCTGATTTAGACGACGAAGAGATGCAGAATGCTAAAGTATGGCCGTTTCCTCTACACAGAGCTATGGCAAATAATAGTGCGGTTTATTATGAGAAGCCTTCAGCGGTAGACTTTCTTAAAGAGTGGTCTTCTTTAGCTTCTAGTGGAACCGGGGAGCGAGGAATTTCTAATCTAGGTGCAACTAGAGCTTTGGCTCCGAAACGTAGAAATGGAAATAGGCTTGATGGGTTCAACCCGTGTCAACCCGGTTTCGCCAAAATCACTACTCGTCTTGGAAATGCAACACTCAACGATATTGATGTGGGTTCTGAAATTTTAACAAAAGAAGGCTTTGCAGAAGTTATAAAGAAGTGGTCAACAGGAGTACAACCTGTCTACGAATATAAAACCGCTTTTGGTTCTTTTGTTGGAACAAAGAACCACAAAGTCGAAACAGAAACACAATTAGGTAGAGTATTAGAAGAAGTACAATACTGTGACTATTTGATCTCAAATGAAGATTTAATAGCGCCAGTGATATCAGAGACCTATTTAGGAGATTTTGAAGTTTTTGACATCACCGTTGACAACGAAAGTCACACATATTTTACCGACAATATTAGCGTGTCTAATTGCCACGAAATTGCGCTCCGTTCTTATGAGTTTTGTAATTTGAGTACTATCGTAGTGACTCCTGAAGACGATCTTGAGTCTTTGTTGGAAAAAGTAGAAACGGCAACGTGGATAGGAATTATTCAGGCTACCTTTACTGATTTTCCATATCTACGTCCTATATGGAAACAAAACTGTGATGAAGAGCGATTACTAGGAATATCTCTTTCTGGTCAAATGGATAACACTTCAGTGTTAACTAGTGACGCCTTAAAAGCCATGAAACAAAAAGCTTTGAAAGTAGCCAAGAGAGCTTCAGAAAAGCTCAATATCTACATGCCAGCAGCAATTACCTGTGGAAAACCCGAGGGTTGTCAGACCTCGGACACATCCATTCTAACTTCAGAAGGAATTCTAACTTTAGAGGAGATAGGAAATATTAGAGGAGAATCTTGGCAAGATATAAAACTGACTGTGGATCAAGATAATGCTGCCCCTCAACAAGCCACCAAATTTTTTATTAATGGAAAAAAACCAATTAAAATTCTGCATATGAGGTCTGGAGCAGTTTTAAAAGCTACGCATAATCATAAATATAGAATTATAAAAAATAATGAATATATATGGACACGAACCGATCAAATAGTTGTTGGAGATCACATACCCTACAAAATAGGAAACTATAATGGCGGCAAAATTCAAGTTTTACAAAAATCCGATAAACCTCCACATCCAAACTCAACGATTATTAATTTTCCCGACACTTTAGATACGGAGTTTGCTTTTTTTCTCGGGTTGTATTTCGCAGACGGCTCCAATCATAATAGAGGCATAAGAATTTCTGGAGATAAACGAAAAAAAGAAACACTAAATAAAGTAGCAGCTTATTTTAGATCTTTAGGAGCAAATGTTAATTTTTTGGACGATCAAAAAACCAACAAAACACAACTATATATCAACTCTCAAGAGTTGAAGCGCTTCTTAACTATTAATGGACTATCCAAACAAAGTAAATATGAGGTGAAAATTCCTCTATTAGTCAGAAAATCCACCAAAGAAGTGTTGCAAAGTTTTGTGGAAGGATATCAGGCTGGAGATGGATGCGAAACTTCTAGAGGTAACGCAGTAGTGACTGTATCTCTTCAAATGGCAAAAGAATTACAAGTAGTAGGTAGAGCTTTAGGAAAAGCTGTTACATTGAATCTAATGCCTCCGACAGAAAGTTCTCTAGGAGGCGCCATGAGATATAGAGTTACTTTTAGACACGGTAGAGAAGGAGCAATAACCAAATCGCCATATAGAAATATGTACAAAGATTTAGACGCCCTCGGTCTTACCACTTTAATTCCTGATGTAGTCGTCGGTATAGAAAACGCAATAGAAAATACATATGATATATCTGTGCCGTGTACGGAAACTTTCATAGCTAATAGTTATATTAGTCACAATACCACTTCTCAGTTGGTCTCCAGTGGTTCTGGAGCACATTCATGGTATTCGCCTTACTTTATTCGTCGATACCGTATTGCTGGCACCGACCCCCTATTTAAAATGATGAGGGATCAAGGATTCAAGTTTACTCCAGAGAACGGCCAAACAGAAGATAATGCTACGACTTGGGTAGTATCTTTTCCCGTAAAAGCTCCAGAAGGAGCCGTATTTAGAAATGACCTAACCGCCATTCAACAACTAGAGTGGTACAAAAAAGTACAAACCAACTGGTGTGAACACAATCAAAGTATTACTGTTTATGTGAAAGATCATGAGTGGTTCGACGTAGGAAACTGGGTATACAACAATTGGGATATTTGCGTGGGAGTGTCTTTTTTACCTTATGACGGAGGAAAATACGAACAAGCCCCATACGAAGAAATAACAGAGGAAAAGTACAACAAACTTATCAAGAACTTTCCAAAGATCAACTATTCTAAACTTAGTGAGTACGAACAAGAAGACTTAACAGAAGGAGCAAAAACTTTCGCTTGTGTGGGCGATAAGTGTGAACTAAAATGAACAAGCTATGGTTATAGCTAGAAATTTTAATGATTATAGAGAGTATCTTCGCACAGCACAGGAGCCTTATCACGAGTGTGGATACGTCTATTCCAGCGAAAGCTTACGAGGACGAATAGGAGTAGACTTCTTTATAACTCCGCTAGCATTTCAAAGACTAGATATACGAGAGATTATACGAATATTATTCATGGTAAATATTGGAACCAAGTACGAGAATAAAACAAGAGCTTTAAACTTAACGAGGTTGTTATATCAATGAGAAAAGTACCTAGTTGGGACGAACACTTTATGGATGTTGCTAAAGTTATTTCTAATAGAAGTAAAGATCCTAGTACTCAAGTTGGAGCATTGATTGTGGATTCGGAAAAGAAGCACGTAGCCGAAGGATATAATGGAATGATTGCGGGATGGCCGGAAAACGACGCCATGTGGCAGAGACCCACTAAGTACTTGTTCGTGGTGCATGCAGAAGCCAATGCCCTCATCCAAGCGAAACAATCTCTCAAAGGTATGACTCTCTATAGCACTTTATATCCGTGTCAAGAGTGCGCTAAGCTTATTGCTGCTGCTGGAATTAGACGAGTGGTGTATGATGATAATAAATCTTTTAACGAGATTTCAGAACAAATCTTTGAACTCTCAGGAATAGAGGTAGTAAGATGTCAGAAATCATCACCTTCTCCAGATTAAAAAAAGGACACGTGTACACCCTTGAAATTAATGGAGAAAAGATAAAATGTAAAATAATTAAAGAAGAATCTCCAGACTTATATAGAATAAAAGCTTTGAGTGGTCCTAATGCCGGACAAATCGGGTATTTTCAAATGGTTACAAAAAAGAAGAAGAAACCTATTGAACCTAGATTCTAAAGGTGTTATGTTTGTTCTTGGAGGTGATTATGTTTTTTGCAATAAGCTTATTATTACATTTTTTGGTCGCAGGAGCAATAACACTTCCTCCAAAACCAACGCCAGCAACCTCCTCTTCTGGAGTAGAGAAGCAAGAAAAAGAAGGCGAACTACAGGGAACTGAAGCGCCTACTCCTATAAAAGTAGTTCTTATTCCAAAAGGTTCCGGAGCAAAGAAACAATGTTCTAATAGTTATACTGGTATAGGAATAGTACACGTATTTTATAGCGCCGTTGGTGAAATAGCAACTCAAGTCCCAGAAGGGTACCCTGCCTTTAGAGCGGGTATAAAGACGGGAGATGTAATTCTGAACGCCTGGGAACTAAAGGGACCAGAAGGAACAAAAGTCACCGTAAGAACTAAACGAACAAACAAAAACATAAATTACCAAATAACCAGAGAAACTATTTGCCAATTTCAATAGGAGTGTCGAGTGTTTGACTATTTAGAAAAAAAGTTAATAGTTCTATTGAGAATTATCTTTTTCGATAAATGTTATAAATCTAGACGAGATATTAGGCAACTAAGAAAACAACACCCATACACAGTATATATGTGGGTGCGAGTAGCAGATCTAAAACTAGGACACCCAGTAAGTACTAGGTTTGATTGGAGATTAAGAAGAAGAATAAATCGACTGATTAACCTCAAAGGTAGTGATTGTCTTCCACCGCCGGATAGAATATACTCTTATACTTTGGATAAGGTGTGTCCGTCTAATGATAGTATTGAGGTGCTTGACGGCTTGGTATTAAATGGTAATGGTAGAGTATTTGCCTTACAACAAGCCGGATTTTACAATACGTTAATCTGTGTAAAAGCGAGGTTTAAATGATTACTAGACCTATGTTGGCGGTAGATGTAGAAGACCTCTCCAAGCTCAAATACCCCGTTATAGTGAGTCCTAAACTTGACGGCATACGTTGTGTCAAGGTCAACGGAAAAGCCCTCTCCCGTTCGTTTAAACCAATCCCAAACCATCATATTCGTAATTGGATCGAAGCCAACGTTCCTGATGGAGCGGATGGCGAGATCCTTGCTGGCAATTCCTTTCAGGATTGTCAGAGTATGGTCATGACTAGAGACGGTACTCCTGAGTTTACATTCAACGCTTTTGACTATGTGCGAGATGGCTTGCTAACCCCTTTTGAAGAGAGGTTTGGTCAGTTATTACTTATTAATGACTTAAAAGAAGATAACAGTTTTAAGGTGGTTGAGCATTTTAGGGTTCACAATGAACAAGAACTCTTAGAAGCTGAAGATAAATGGTTATCTGAAGGTTTTGAAGGGGTTATGATTCGTGATCCAAACGGACCTTATAAGTGTGGTAGGTCCACTCTGAGAGAAGGTTATCTCTTAAAACTTAAAAGATTCACAGACTCTGAAGCCGTCGTAACAGGTTTCGAAGAACTACTACACAACGATAATCCTAAGAAAAAGAATGAGTTGGGACTGACAAAAAGAAGCTCCCACAAAGATAATATGAAACCGGCAGGAACCTTAGGAGTAATCCTAGCAAAAGACTTGACAACAAACAAAGAAATACGTATAGGTAGTGGAGAAGGACTTACCAAAGCCTTCAGACAGTGTATCTGGGACAATCAAGAAACGTATCTAGGTCAGATTGTTAAGTATAAATGGTTTCAACCTGGAACATTAGATCTACCTCGTATTTTAACTTTTGTAGGTTTTAGAGATAAAGAGGATATGTGATGTTGCTGCTTAACGACCAACCAATAAACGTAACAATGTTTCCTGACAAGACCTCTCAGGTATGGAACATAAACATCCCACACCCAGAACACGATGAAGCTTGTATTATATGGAATTTTGAGCATGAAGGGGAGTTTCTACATCTAGCTCAATTGGTTGACTTATTACGTACTTCTGGAGTCGAACCCACACTCTCGATTACATATTTACCCTATGCTCGACAAGACAAAAACATTAGCAATAATGCCACTTTTGCTTTAAGGAGTTTTGCAACTCTTTTAAATACTTTACGACTAACCTCTATAGCAATCCTAGATCCACATAATCCTACAATAGTACAACAATTAATCAATGATTGTTACTGTATGTATCCTAAAGTTGAAGTTAAAAAGGTATATAACGATCTAGGTTGTGATTTAGTTTGTTATCCTGATAAAGGAGCTAAAGATAAGTATACAGATGTTTATAAGTTTAAAGATATTGTTTATTGTAATAAAGTAAGAAATCAAGCTACTGGAGTAATAGAAGGTCTTGAATTAGTTGGAGAAGTTAAAGATAAGAAAGTTTTGCTGGTGGACGACCTTGCAGATGGGGGTAGAACTTTTATAGAAGTAACAAAGAAACTACTTGACGCAGAAGCAAAAGAAGTATATCTTTTTGTTACTCACGGCCTTTTTACAAAAGGTATTGAGTGTTTGCTCGATTCAGGAATTAAAAGAATATTTTCTATAAATAACCTACTCAACTTGACGGAGAACAAATGAAAAACTTTCTAAACCCAATGCTACTTGCAGATTTTTATAAACTAAGCCACAGGCTTATGTATCCCGAAGGAACTCAATCCGTATATAGTACTTGGACCCCTCGTACTAGTCGTATCGCCGAGATCGACGAAGTAGTGGTGTTTGGTATTAGAGCTTTTATTCAAGAGTATTTGATCGATTATTTCAACGAACAATTTTTCGATGTTCCTAAAAAGGACATTGTTGATGAATATAAACGAATTGTTTCTTCTACTCTAGGAGTACAAGATCCAGACACATCTCACATCGAAGCTCTTCATGATCTGGGATATTTACCTTTGACTATCGAAGCTTTGCCCGAAGGCACAAAAGTACCTTTGAGAACTCCCATCATGACTATTGAGAATACCCTACCTGAGTTTTTCTGGCTCACCAACTACATTGAAACTCTAGCTTCTTGTTCTTTGTGGCAAGCTAGTACCTCAGCTACCATCGCTGACAAGTATCGTCAAATTCTCGAAGAAGCTGCAATGAAGACGGTTGGTAATATTGACTTTGTTCCTTTTCAAGGTCACGACTTCTCTATGCGAGGTATGAGTAGTTTGTCTTCTGCTGTAAGTAGTGGTATGGGGCATCTTCTCTCTTTCTGTGGTACTGATACCATCCCAGCTATTCAAGCTGCCGAACACTTTTACGATGCGGACGTAACAAAAGAGCTAGTAGGAACCTCTATCCCAGCCTCGGAACACAGTATCGAATGTTCGTATGGTGATGATATGAAATATCTAGAAACACTCATTACTAAAATTCATCCAGAAGGATTTGTTTCTATTGTTAGTGATGGTTATGATTTCTGGGACGTTATTGGTCGAGTTATTCCAGAGCTAAAAGATAAAATTATGGCTCGTAATGGTAAAGTAGTCATTCGTCCAGATAGTGGAGACCCAGTTAAAATTGTGTGTGGAGAAGTCTTTCCAGAATTTAAAACGTTGGAAGAAGCTAAGGATAGAGCTTTAGATATCTTAGAAGAGCGAGCTTCGGAAGATTGTGAAGGTTCTTATAATGTGGGGAATGCTGAATATTCCTTAAACGTAAAAATACAAGATAAGTATTTTAAAATTACGTGTAAATTCGAATACAACCGTCATGACAAAACGTATTATTACGTAGACAAACGAGAACTAAAATCAATCGAAGAGTTTATTCCTACGTTAGAACAAAAAGGAGCCGTCGAAGCTCTGTGGGACATCTTCGGAGGTACGACAACCGAGAAAGGTTATAAACTCCTAGACTCCCATATCGGATTAATCTACGGAGATGCGATCACCATCAACCGAGCCAAAGAGATCATCTCCAAACTTGAACAAAAAGGCTTTGCCTCAATCAACGTAGTATTTGGGATTGGATCATACACTTACCAATACAACACTCGTGATACTTTTGGTTTTGCTTTAAAATCCACTCATTGCGTTATTAATGGTGAAGAGAAGATGATTTTTAAAGATCCAAAAACAGACAACGGAGTTAAGAAGTCTCAAAAAGGTCGAGTAGAGGTTTGTAAAGATGAGGCGGGAAAGATCGTAACCTTAGACAGTCGTTCTAATATAGATTTAATCCCAAATGATTCTATATTTGAACTGGTGTTTCATGATGGAGTAGGCGACACTATGCCAGATAATTTCTCAACAATTCGTAAACGTTTAAGAGGCGAAGCATGAAACAGTATAAAACTTTTGAAGACTTGCCAATAGGAACGGTAATAAAATTAAAAAGTGGTGAAACTGTTCACGTTAGAAATAAGAATGATATTTTTGGAATCTACGTAGCAAATATAGAAGGTACTGTTCACGCAACCTTCTATCCTTCTGAAAAGTTGAAAGATGTTGGAGCAAAAGTATTAGGAAAACTAGACTTAAATAAACTAGAAGAGGCGGTTTTTCTAAGAACAGAAAAATTGTTTTATCACGAAGTTTTTGTACGTACTACAGAAGAAAGATTGGACTTAGTCAATGAAATTGAGAGACTATTACTCGCCATACAAATTCTAGAACAACAAACCTCTCACAACCTAACTGTTTAAGGAGTCGATAAATGAATGGTCTTTTATTTTACGGGTTGATTGTTCTGTTGTTTATTGTGGTGTTTTCTGTCGGCATAGAATTGGACAAAAAGAAAAAGCCAGAGGATTATATTAATATATCAAACTCCGATTTACAATTTGCTGTTATTTTTGCGGCTGTGATTTGGCCAGCGGTAATCTTGATGAGTTTTGTCACTTCCTTATATACAATTGGACGTTGGGTAGGTAAAAAATTGGTAGAAGGGGGCTCACCGTGAGTATTGGTAATTCTGACGAGTCCTTTAAATATAGAGTATCACAAATAAAAGATCCTGTAGAAATGTTAGAGGTTTTACTGGAAAAAAGCGGCTTTTTTGGAGATCCTTATTATGGAGATTTAAACCTAGCTATGTGGGACCAAGCGCAGGTGATTATTTCTGCTAAAAAAGCTGAGGAGCGAAAGAAGAGGAAGGCGAAGGAGTACGCTTCCCGAATCAACGGCGAAGATAAAGATAAGATTCGAACCTACAAAGGTCCTTCGAATGAAGTTATAATCCAAACTCTGATAGAAGCTGGATACTCTAAAGAAGAGGCAGAAGAAGCGGTAAGGAATACTATATGACTAAATATGGCTATGTTTGTAGAACCGACTTTGTTCATGAGTTTGGAGAGGACGGAGGCTCTATGCCTGTGTATCCATCTCTAGAAGAACTCAAGAAACATCGAAAATGTATTGCCGTTTGTGGTTGGGTTAAGGTAAGATTAGAAATGGAAGAAGAAGTATTAGGTGATGAGGGAGTATATGATCTTTAAAGTGGGAGATAAAGTAAGACGAGGCACTGGAGAAATCGGCACAGTGGTGTCTATCGCCCACCCATCCTTTTCTGGCAATTGTATTGCTGTGCAGTATGAGCGTCAGTGGGTTGAATATATGCCGGACGGCAGGTGGGGCAACTTTAACAAGAGAAGTAGTTACGACGTCGCTTCCATTATTCGTCCTGGTAAAACAGAACTTATTACAGAAGCTAACTACCATGAAATAGAAGCCGCCAGAAGCGATAAAGCCTTCGACGACCTACTAAACATGGATGTATTATATAAAGAGTTGGGAGGACAACGTGACTAAAACTTGTGAAGAGTGGAGTAAGTCTAAAGACTTTGTGGGACTTGAGATCATCACAGAATTCAATAACGAAAACTACATTCATTCTCTAGGTTATTTGTGGAAATACGAACCAGTAGAGAAAGAAGAGTTTATTAGGCGTTTATCTTTTATACAACATAAATGGAGTTTTCCAAAACTATGATCATCACCGAAAAAGACGTAGGTAGAGAGGTCGTAACTTCTCACGGAGCAAAAGGAGTTATAGTTGCGGTAGAAGACCACGCTACTGTCAATATCTTCACGCCACACTCGGTCTACCCAGACGGTTATGTTTATGATTGTGGAACTTGGACTTATGCTCTTGATGGAACTTTCCCTTCAATGGGTAGAAAAGGTACAGATTGTATGAACCTTCATTTTGTCGACGAACAACCACAACCAGAAGAAGTTAAACAAGAACCAGAACGAGCTATGCGGTTTAATAGTAATAAATTTGGAATTAACCTTCTACCTTTGGACGGTATTATTGAATTAGTTCGAGTCTATACTGTAGGAGCTTTTAAATACAAACCTAACAATTGGCTTAAAGGTATGCCTTGGGAAGAGTGCGCAGCCTCTCTAGACAGACATTGGTTCAAGTGGAGGTGCGGCCACAACGTAGATCCTGATACGGGATGTCACCACCTAGCTCACGTAATGTGGAACGCATTGACTTTATTGGTATATCAACTTAGAGGTATTGGAAAAGACGACAGAACTAAAATAAACATTGACGACGACTTTAATTTAGTGCATAATCCATTAGGTATTGGACTCAGTCCAGAAAAACTGGAAGAGTTACAAAATAAGTATAAAAAACAACGAGGAGAAGAATGATGTTGACCGCTCAAGAACTAAGTGCTAAGTACGAAAAAGAACAGACCAAACGTTTCCGAGCCATTAAAGGAGTAGCTACTCGTATCCTTAAGTGTGCAAAAGCTGGCCTAACTCGTACCGATCTAGAGGTGGCCTTGGTTTGTGTGGACGAGATCGAAGCTGAACTTAAAGCAGCAGGATACCAGACTTCAGTTGTAAAGACTAAGAAAGTCGCTAACTTGACAGTATCCTGGTAATACAATGTGGTCGGTCTACCTTCTATGGAATCCTGTATACAAAAGAACCTATATTGGTTGTACAACGGACGTAAATAGAAGGTTAAGACAGCACAATGGAGAGGTCAAAGGAGGAGCTAAAAGTACAAGGAAGTACTCTCCCTTTTGGAAGGTAGAAATGGTTATAGAAGGGTTCGATGGTAGGAGTTCAGCAATGAGGTGGGAAAAGATCCTCAAATCTCGATCCAGAGGGCTTAAACAACGACGAGAATCGTTTATAATGGTCGGGGATAGAGGAGAGTGCCCTCCGGGTAAGAAATACGACGTACCTTTAAATTTGAGGCTTAAACAGTGACTACAGTAATTAATTTATATGGCGGTCCGGGTACTGGTAAAAGTACCTATGCCGCCTTTCTTTTTTCTTTGCTAAAGCAAAAAGGACTTGACGCAGAATTAGTAACGGAGTATGTTAAGCAGTGGGCGTGGGACGGCAAACAACCCGTAAACTACGACCAATTTTATTTGTTTGGCAAACAAGCTAAGAAAGAATATAGTTTGTTTGGTAAAGTAGATTACGTGGTCACGGATTCTCCAATGCTGGTTTGTGCTTATTATTCCGGGTTATATGGTACTCCAGAACAAGGGACATTGTTTAGGCATATGTACCAAACTTATATTAAAATGTGTGAAGCTAGTGGCGTGGAGATTAAACATTACTTCTTAAAGAGGTTGAAGCCTTATAATCCTAAAGGTAGGTTTCAAAATGAACAACAAGCCAAAGATATTGATTTAGAGTTGAAGATTTTTATGAAGTCGCTAGGGATTAAGTTTGAAGAGATTGACGGATCTAAAGAAGCTTTGGAACAATTGAGTGAGAGGTTTTAATGAAATTTAAGGTCACAGAAATTACTGATGAAAAGGGTCGCAAGTTTTACAAAGCCAAAGTAAGACGCTATGGCATATGGTGTGATGTTTGTGATTTTCGAGGGAACAACCTTACAACTTCTGTGGAAGCTTTAGAGTATTTGTGTAAGGAATACCTTATTCGTAATAGAAAAAGGAAAGACAAATCTTACTGGATGGAGGTCAACCTATGAGTTTAGATATATATTTCTATAATGAAAAAGATGAGTATCTTGGTTCCAACAACGTAACTCATAATCTCAGCACTATGGCGGGCGTTGTGGGTTTGTATAAGTGTTTGTGGTATCCTGAGAAATTAAAGATCACTAGAGCAAAAGAATTGTTACCTCGTTTGGTGTCAGGGCTAAGCAAACTTATTTATTGTAAAGATGAGTGCAAAATTCATGACTCGAATGATGGGTGGGGAAATTATGAGACCTTTGTTAGATTTGTAACTGAGATTATTGCTTTTTGTGTAGAAAATCCAAACGCAATTATAAAGGTTTCACGATGAAAAAATGTATAGAGGATTTTAAAAAAAAGTTATTAGAAGATCAGTTTAGACGTGCTTTTAGGAGACCATTCTAATGACTATTTCCGCAAGAATAGAAAAAGATAGTATTAGTCCTAATGGAGATAGAATAACTACGTTTGTTCTTACTTATCCGAGATTCATTCATTCAGAATTTATGACGCACCGAATGTTTAGTCGAAATGCTTCTAGTTCTAGGGCCATTCCTTTTGAAAAACAAGTACAGATGATTTTGGATGATACGGCTATGCCTATATCTTTTTCTAAAAACAAAAAAGGTATGCAAGCCAACGAAGATATTGACGATCAAGAAGAAGCAAAACGAGTGTGGTTAGAAGCTAGAGATAAAGCGATAGAAGAGGCCACCAAACTTCACAGGTTAGGAGTCCATAAACAACACGTAAACCGACTTCTAGAGCCTTTTATGCACATCACAGTAGTATGTACTGCGACCGAATATAATAACTTCTTCGCCCTAAGATATCATAGTATGGCTCAACCAGAACTACAAGAATTGGCTAGACAAATGTGGAAATTGTATAGAAGCCACAAACCTAGACCAACAAGGGAAGGAGAATGGCACTTACCTTTTATTAAAAGAGAAGATATAATAAAAATACGAAAGGCTTTGGATTTGCGAGCAATTGAAATAAATAGTGAATATCCTAAAATAATTGAGCCACTATATACGATTTTGAGTAAATTGTCGGTAGCTCGATGCGCCAGAGTCAGTTATCTTAATCATGATGGTACTGCTCCAACTTTGGAACAAGACTTAGAGTTATACGAACGTCTTGTAGGAGGTAGTCCAAAACATAGTTCTCCAGCAGAACATCAAGCTACGCCACTACAAGGCATCTGGAGCGGTAATTTTTTTGGGTGGAAACAATATCGTAAAACGTTAATTGACGAATGTATCTACGAATTTGAAGGTCCATTAGGATAAAATATGGCCGACATAATAGATCTACATGAAAAAAGACGTTCCAAGCTTCCCAAAGAAACACTTAGGCTGTATACTTTTGGAACCGAACTAGATAAACTGTTTATTCAACACCTAAGTGACGGAGCCAAACAATCTGACCTAGCGGTTGTTTGCGCTCATAGACTAGGAGAATTACTTAGAACTTTAGACGAAAATATCAAAGACGATATAATAGATTTGTCTGTTGACGTATTACTAAAACGATCAGGAGTAAACGATGTCTAGTCGAGTTACAAAATATCCTTATAAAATACATAAGACGATATTAATACCTTATGAGGCTGACGATAAACATATATTAGAATTGGTTGGTGAAAAATCCTCAACAATACTAGCTTCATATCCTATTGTCAATAAAGGCCGACAAGAAACAGCCTATATCATAGAGACCACAAAACACTACGAGGTAGACTAATGCCTAAGTTAGTCATAATGCGAGGTTTGCCAGCGTCAGGAAAGACTTTATACTCCTTTGGATTAGTCAAACAAGGATATAAACGAATTAACTTCGACGACTTACGGTTAATGATGGATAATGGAGAATACTCCAAAGCTAACGAAGCTTTTGTAGTTGATTGCGCTCAAACCATGACCGTACTAGCTTTGCAATCAGGGCTTAATGTAGTTTATGATAATGTTAACTTTAATCCATATCATATTCAATGGGCAAGAGCCTTAACTAAACAACTCAATGCGGAGTTGGAGATAGTTGATATGACTACTTCTTTGGAAGAGTGTTTGGAGCGAGATTTAAACAGAACTAGTGGTAGAGTTGGTAAATCTGTTATTTTAAAACTTTATGATAAGTATTTTGTTGACGGGAAGTATCCAGAGGTGATATTATGATTTGGGTGTTAGGAACTATACTTTTTGTTATCGTTGTGGAATTTGTATCAGTGGTGTTGTTTTTGTACACGCTAAATAGAATGGAACAAGAGCTAACTGGGGAGTTCGATGAGGATGAAGAGTAATTCGACGATTGTTGAAGATTTAAAGTGTGTAAGCGTTATATCTTTGTCGATATGGGCTTTCTTTATAGGGATGCACACCATTGCTAATTGTTTAGGTATGGTGGGCACTGGAGAAGAACTGAAGAAGGACATATGTAACAAGCCTCCCCTTAGGATTGAGTATGTATTGCCGGGCCGTCAAATTTCTTGTTGGTTAATGAGGAGTCCAGAATGAAGGTGCTTTTGTTGCTATCTTGTCTTATTAGTTGTGCCACTTCCTCCTACACTCTTAAATTCAAGATAGGAGAATGTGGTTATTTAGTGGACCCGGCCTCTGGACGAGGAAACAAAGACGATCTAGTAAGAGTTGACTCTATCTCTAAAACACATTATAATTATAGATGGATGACCTATCAGGGGGAGTGGGCTGTTGGAGTGGACAATAAAACTCATAAGAAGTTTGAACGACTATTCAAACCCATTGCATGTCCAACAGGTGAATAATGTATAATGATTTGGTTATGTGGTGGCTACTGACAGATCCGTTTAACGAGTTTAAAGAGAACGAATATGACGACGAAGAAGAGAGGGAGGCCGAAGAAGACGATGACTACTTTGAAATCAAATAATCCATACAACCCTTCTGATGAAGGTAATTATCTAGCTTGGGATCACGGCGCTAACTCTAAAAGTGATAGCGACTGCCCATATGAAGCGGACGACAAAGATAATCGACAATATCGAGACGCTTGGTTAAAAGGCTTCAGAACTAGTCCTCACTTCAAAGCCAAAAAGAAACCAGAAGCTTCAGTAGAACAAGAACTAGACGAGCAGATCAAAAGTCTAGAGGTCCAAATCAACGAAGAACCATTAGCAGCGATATCAACTGAGTTATTGGAGTTGGAGCTTAGGAAACGTAAAACAAAAGAACTAGACGACCTGCTAATAACGGAACAAAAGATTGTACTGCAATTGCAACAGGTGCAAAAGCAGATTAAAAGATTACACATTTTAATGGGAGATTGAGAATGAAGGGTAAATTTCTAGGACTAATGCTTCTTGTGTTCGGATGTACTACCACAGGAACAACAGAAAAAACCTCTAACTTGGAGGTAGGTACTTGTCTCAAACTTACAGAAGCGCACCTTGCGACCATCAAGAACGAACAACAACGTAGTGTGAGTGGTTTCTATATTATTCAAATTAAAGACGTAGGATCTTCTTTTTATACTGCTGAAGTGACTATTTTTGGAAATCCTATGGACGTAGTAGCCGTTCCAATTAAGAGTTTGGAAGAGATTACAGAAAAAACTAACTGTGAAACTTTTAATCCAACTCCAGTGCAGTAAAGAGACAATAAAAAAAGAGATAGTCCAGCAAGCCGAGGAACAAGCTGATCTATCTCTCTAAGGCCGGTAGGGGGTAATCTACCGGCTTTTCTTATATTTTAATTAAACAAAAGCCTTTTTAACGCCGCTAAGAACCATACGAACTACTACATTGGATTCAGGACCAACATAAGTAGCTGCGTCGTCCAAACGAACGTGAGTAGCATCAACAACCGATACTACTTGAAGCATTCGACCTTCCAACAAGCCTTCTTTAAATTGTACTAGGTCTCCAGGCTGTAGTCCTGAACCTGACAATACTGCTGCTGGCATAGTCAAACGAATACCATAATCAAAGCCTGCGCCTGGATCAAAGTCAAACCTCTCTACCGCAGTCATAGAAGCTACGTATTCAAGAGCAGGTTCTTGACCTAAGGAGTCATATCCAAAACTCTTATCCAGACGACGCTGAATACCTCTCATTACTTTCTGAGAGCCAGGAGAGTCCTGAAGTACTTCTTCCATTCGGTTCATTTTAACTACGTCTTGAGTGGCTTCTCGAACAGCCCTCTCTTTACGTTTAATCTTGTTAATCACTTTTTTAGCTGGCATTGTTTAAATTCCTTATACTTTGAAGTAACGACGGCCACCTGATTTACTAGCCGGATCTATGTCAGTATGTACCCAGTTGGTTCCGGGAGCATACTCCATACGTATGTTTAATTGCTCTAATTTAGGCTCTAGAATCGCTCTGGATTGATCGCAGGTCTTACCCTTAGCACTCCAGTCCACCGCCTTAAAAGAACGATGTGCGCTCGTTTTAGACCCTTTTACGAAGGCGTTGTAGTCGGCTCCATGAAACTTGCTACCTGGACAATTAACAGAGGTAGGTCTTCCCCAACAGTGGACAGAAATAGGTAATCCGATTAACTCCCTGATTTCATCCATCTTTTTGGCCATTTCCAATATATTCTTCTTTTCTTCTTCTGAAGGTATGTGTAATATTCCCCAAGAAGGTAGTAATAAAGCTTCTTTTACTTTAAAATATTTACTTATTTTAGCTTCTGGGTTATTCCAGTCTATTTCCATATTATTTTCTATCTTTTTTGGTTCCTCTTTTGGAAGTTCTTTTACTTCCTTTTTTTGAGGGTTTAGAAGAGCCTTTAAGATTGTGGCTAGAAAGTTTAGAAGCATCTTAATCTTCGTCCTCTTTTTCGACTTCTAGAAGGCGTTGTTGTATCTTGTATTTTCTTACTTCGGCGGATTCAGCTAAGTCTCCAATCATATTCTGCAAACCTAAAGATGCAGCTTTGTTCAATGATTCCAAGTCTTTATAGAATTCTGCTTCCAATTCTTGAGCAACTTCTAGCATCTCACAACAGCACATCTCTTCAACCTTATGCTCATTAAGAGTCTCGCAAACCACTGTATTTACTGCTTTAGTTTCAAACTTACTTCTACCAAAAACTCCAATATAATTTTCTACTAAACGATCATACTGTCCTGTAAGATCTTCATAAGAACCGCCTAAGAATTCATGGTCAGCAAAGAAAGACTTACCGTGCGTTAGTTGGTGGCAATAATGATAGTATAGTTGTAGGATTCTAGCTGATATAATAGCTTTTATAAAAGTTACCTTGCTCATACTACCCCTTATAATAATTCACGTTTTACCACATTATACATAAAAATAAAGTCTGCTGGAGCTATTACTTTATTGTCGGTTCCTGATACGTACTCCCTACAGTCTCTTTGCCATAAATATTCAGGTTTTCTGTCCATATGGTTTGGTAGTCTGTCTGGAGGAAAGTATCTCTCACTACTTAATATAGTATACACTTTTTCAAGGTCGCCGACAGCATATTGAAATAAAGCGTTATTTGGCTGCTCTTTACTGTGTTTTCTGAATAAATCTAGGTGTTTATCTTTTTTCTCTAGTTTATTTCTTATTAGTCCGTGGAGTACAGCTAAGTGGGTCTGGTAGCCTGAGGTGTGTTCTGATAGCCCTAGAGGGATCACACGTAGCCACCACCTGCTTGGGCCTCCCAAACGATAACTAGCCCAGGCAAAGGTGCTTAGAAGGGCTGGAGTCATGATTGTGCGAGAGAGGTCGCCCTTCCCCATAATCAAGTTATGAGAAAGGGCGTATGAGATAACTTGCTCTAGAATATCTAACCTTTGTTTAAAGTAAGCATAGTACAAGATCCCAATGAACATATCCCTTGAAATCGTTGATTTACTGTGCGCAGGGTAACAAGGTTTAGAGCAAGGACGCCGGTGCCACATCCCAGTACTAGAATCGAAAGCAGCCTTTATATCAAATTTTACGTTAGGATCAATAGCCATTAGACAAGAAAAGAGAATACTATCACATTCGCCAGAGAATACAAATCCAGATTCGTCAATTACTTTAGGTAGTTGAGACAAGTAAAAGTTGTATTTATTATCTAAAGAATTCATATAGTCATCTTTTTATTGACAGTTATTTGAATATTGTATACAAAGCTTATAGGAAGTGTTTGTGCGACATTTAACAAAAGGAGAATAAAACAATGAAAACTAAAATTTTACTAACAGTTCTTGCAGGATGTATGTCAAACTTAGGATATGCAAGTGAGAAAGAAAATGCAAATAAAAAACTAGATATTAAGTATGGTGATTGTGTAGAGTACACTGGCACCGCTCTATCTACTTATATGGACTTCTATCGGTGTAGTAAAACTGGTGAGGCTGTTGAAATCGATGAATCAGGATATAACGTTTTGTTTGTTTGTCAACCTATAGGCAAATATTTTTTTGTTGATGGAGAAAATCTTAAAAAATGTGAGAAGAAGAAATGAGCATTTTCAATAAATTATGGAAAGAAGGTTGGTTCAATCCAAACCTAGATTTAGACCTCGATATAAAGGACATTAATCTCAATGAGCTTAAGGAAAAAGGTTCAACAATTGTCCAGAAACAGGCTCGGATTTATCGTATATCTATTCCAAAGGATAAAAGTCTAAACGATTTAAAGGAACAAGATGTTGAGATAGAGGAATTGCCGGGAGTTTATATTAAAAAATGTGAGGGGAAGAAATGAAATACCTAATCTTACTTATGTTATTAACTGGGTGTGCCTATCAATCAGATTTTGACCGCTATGCGTCAGAAGTCAACAAAAGAATGGAGGAGTTAGAAACCAAAGTTGATAGAAATTTTGCTAATATTGAAAATTATCTAACTTGTGTTCATTACAATGGAATTACACTCTCGCATTATAAAGGAGAGCCTATGGTCATCTATACTTCCTTTGGAGCAGCTTATATACTATCGAAAGATGGAGACAAACTCGTTTTGGTTCCGGTTGATCAAAATCTTAAAAAGAGAGTAATATCTCGTGAAGATCCAGAATGGGATAATCCTACTCTTTTCACAACAGGAGATTGCTATCAGTATTTGAAGTAGAGGGGATTGTGGCCCCTTTGTATAGGTGCAAACACAGCCAGTAGTGATAGTAGAAATGGTGGGGTTTTTCGTTTAGAAACCTCATTAGGCAATCCTCACTGCCCACAGACTATTTTCGTTATCTGGGTTAGTTAGCCCGCCAGTTATGGACGCACCTCTCAATGCTGCGTCTCCGCCTGCAGTTTTACGTACTCTAACTTTAAGAGTTTGGTCTGTGGTAGTCACTATTGGAATGCTACGTGCTACAGTAGTGAATGGAGTGCCTGTTGCACCGCCGACGAAACCCGTAGAGCCTTCTATATTTCCATCGGTAGACAGGTTCATGACGGCGGAGGCATCGCCAGTCGATATGGACATACAAATGCCGTAACCGACCAACCAACAACCTTTGGGTAGAGATATGGACATATCTGTGTCTGTATAACTGTCATTACCAATAGAGCCTGCCGCAAGTCCAGATGCCCCTACGCTTACAAACTTCTCCCCAATAATCCCACTAGGAACAGCCGTACCAGTAGTATCACCTACAATGTTTCTTGCTGACATATTCCGTATCTTAATATCCTGCTTAGCCATATTTCAAATCCTTGTTTAGGAGTGTAGATTATTCATCTGCTGGTTCTGGAACGTTTCCGTCCGCAAGCCAGAGAAGGTATTGTTGATAGTCGGAGTTAGCGGGGTCTGGAGGAACTGTATAAGTAATTCCATCTTTGGTCATCCAGATATTATCACTGCCATAAATTAATTTAAAAGTCATGTAATGCCTCTTACAATTCACTTAAAAGAAATATATCTTGGGATATAGTTAAAGTTGTATAACCTGCTGCCAAAGAAACATTGGCATTAAGCGCTCTGTCATATCCGATCCCAAAAGATGAGGGTTGTAATCTACTACCATAAAATATAAGAGTGGTTGTGCCTGAAGCATCACTCTTTTCACATAAAACATTGAAATTGGCGATTGTCGGAGAGGCTCGCATGGTAACAGGTAGTAAAAAAGTTCCGCCCATCGTATTTGAAGTATTAATTAATACGGTATAACCAGAGGTAAAGTTAATAGTTGATGCGTTAAATTTCTGACAGTACCTCTGACACAATTGTAATTCGTTGGCAATATTCTTTCCACATCTTGAAAACGGAACATTAGATACATCGTCATCAACTGATCCAATTTCAAATAATTGAACTCCGGTTAATTGAAATGTAGCTGCTGTGGTCCCGGCCCAGTTAGTGGCTCCCGAAAACGAATAGTATTGAGATCCTCCCACATTCCACTGATTTTGGGAAGTTTGCAAAGAAGATCCGGCAGATAATGACCAAAATATCTGCAAACCAATACCATCCCCTAAACCCCAAGTGGAGGCCGTGGTTGTATTTAGTTTAACGGTTTTCTTTTCCCAAGTATTGGCTGAATTAATCACATAAGAAGTTACATAATTTGTGGTGTTCGCAGCATTTCCAAAAGATATTGGGAATGTTCCAGTTACCGATGATTTAACCCAGAAAGATACAGCTATGGCTTTTCCGTGTATTTCAGAATAATCATACCCTTCCATTCTGTATCCAATATAATACTGATCACTTGCTCCCGGAGAAGCTCCTGTGCCGTTTGTGATTAATAAAGATGAGGAGAATCCCCAGTCGCTTTCGGCGACAGTAGGCACATTCGTGGATCGAGCATAGGTGCTGGTGCCTGTAAAAACCGCAGTTTTGGCTGCGAAAAATCTATCCATGAGATATTGATTGGAAGCGCTAAGGTTTAGAGTAGAACCTCTTTGGTTAAACTCCATTGCACCATTTATTATTAAATTTTTCTTTCCATCTAATCTATCTAAACGAGGTGTTAAGCTGCTCATATTATTACCTTAATCTAACTTATAAGTTAAGTAAAAATGGAACCTTTGGGAGCCAGAGTTTGTAGTAAAAAAATTGAAAGTGCCTTTATTACTGTCACTAGTATAAGCGACTATTCGGTGTTGCTGAGGTGAGTTATTTTCCCAATGAGTGGTTCCGACAAGATTATTAGTATTTGTGAAGTTTGTGGCATTCCTGTCAATCGGAAGAGTAAGTCTACAAGCAGAATAGTTGCTGGGTGATGTTGCTGTGGCTAAAAAACTGCCCCACACTGTTACTGTGTTTCCGTCTCTCTTGTAATATGAAGTATCGCCAGATACTCCAGAGCAATTGGTCTCTGAACCAACCTGAAGAACCGGAGTATAACTTCCTTCCTCAGATATTTCCAAAACCCTCCAATGAGCGGATGTTGTAGGAGTGGTTTGAAGAGACATTAATAAAGCTTTGCCATTTTTGAAAAAAACCTTACTATTGCTATTTATAGTAGATCCATCAGAGGCTTTTACCGTACAACCCCAACTCGTAGACCTATTATGGATCTCAAACACCTCACCAGCAATAACTCCTGCAGAGGGCAGGGTTACGTTCTTACTAGCTGTAAAGCCAGACCCAGTGATGATAAGTCTGGATACAGCGGGTAGGTTTCCAGATGTGAGATCTAGATTAGCATCTGCCGTGTGTATGTACGCTGTTTTAGGTTTTAATAGTTCAAGCATAGGTTTACCCTTTTAAGATACTTTAACGCATGTTAGCCACGATCCGCCTTCAATAGTCCAAGTTCCTGCACTAGTAGTATTCATTACAATAACCTCTAAATAATCAGAAGCGCCATTAAAATCTACAACAATGCTTCCTGTGAAAGCCATGCGATCTCTGTATGCTGTTGTTGTGTGGTTCTCATAACCAAAAGCCTTATAAGCAGAACCATTTTTATTAAATTGAGCATATCCACCCCGAAGACTATTCAGCGAGTTCGAAAAGGTGTGTATATTACAAGTTATTAAATATTTTCCCGCAACAGTCGGCTGTATTCTATATGTTCCAGAGTTATAAATACTACCAATATCAAACTCTTCAACGCTAAATGGAACAGTGTATAAAGCTTCGGATGTCTTGCCTGTTTGGTTGCTGGAAACATAAGCACTACAAGTTGGCTTATCGGGATAAGTTTTAACTCCATTAATTGTCATGTTCTCAGATTCAAGACTGATCAACCTATCCCCAAACTGATTAAGCTGAGGTTGAGTAGGAGCAGCTTGAAAATCAGTTTCTGGAACACCTGCAACAACTGCCAATGTTTCTACTACTTTGTCGATAGTGGCCTGCTGCTTATTGATAGTTTCTACTACAGAACCATCTGGCTTAACCACTGAGAGCCAAGAAGAGACGACAGTGTAGGTACGAGCAGATACTGAAGAATTGTTCATCTCTAGAAGAGTGCAGTCCCCATATCCATTATCTACTTCTTCATAGTCACCATCGGCAGAAGGGTTAGCGGTAGCATTGCCTACGTTCCTAAGCATCTGCTGACCATCAATAAATAGCATAACCGCACCAAGTTGTTTGGTAGGGTTCTGGTTCACTTTAAAGGATTGGCCTACGGCAATGCTGGTTGTGTTTGCAGCTAGAGTGCCCGTCTCGCAGATGAAGTTAGTATCGGCAACAAGATTACCAGTAGTAGCAACAGAATTAAGCGTACAGACAAAAATCTCGCCATCTAAAGCAGTTCCAAACAGATCGGTGAAAGAGATACCTGTGGAAGTTACTACATAATCATATTCTAGATTGAGTTGTCCCCTAGCTGAAGAGACGATTGAGAGGTTGTTTTTATAGAATAGAAGGTTTGCTTTTGAAATATCATTGGCAGAAGGCTGGGAGAATCCAAGAGAGGTCATCTCAGTAGGGACATTGAGGGCATAGATGGAGAATCCAGGGTCTCCAGCAGAAGCTTTATGAGCAAAGCGAAAAGACTTAACTACCTGCAAAGACTTGTCATTTTGCAAATCGGTTTTTCGGTAACTCTTTGTACTTTTTCCTGTTACTGACATATATAAAACCTCTTAGGTATTAAGTGAATAGTCCGGAGTATTCGGTGATGGGGGCACAGAATTTGATGGTTATGAAGTCGTCGTCAGCTATAACTACTGGTACGTTACTGCTCGGGTTGAGGGACGAATATGTGATGTATGTGCCGCTTGCTAAACCCAAATATAAATATAGCACATTAGCATCCCATTGTCCTAAGATTTGGTATGAAGATCCGGTGTCATCACTAAAATATCCATTATTATCAATTCCGCTGTTGCCGTCCTGGCTAATGGTCTTCTTTGACAAGTTAACAGTACCGATGCTGGCGGGGATTCCTAAGTTGGCGACTAAGTTCTGCGTATTAGTTCCGGTAAACTCACACGACATTTCGCCAATAATGTATTCGCCGTCACGGTAGTAAAATCCAGTTAGTATTACATTGGTGGATAGGTTAGATTCTGGTGTAAACGCTATGACAGGGCCAACCTCTACCCCCTTCTCACTAAAACTATTCCCCACAAACAACGGGTTCACATCTACTAATGATGTACTTCCAAAGAAGGTCTTCGTTTTCCCAATATATTTATATCTAGTAAATCCAGTGGGAGCAGAAGAACTTGTACTCATTACAAGTCCGGGGACATTACTTCCATTTACTACTAGGTAAACATAATACAAAGTATTGTTCGCTATACTACCAGTATCTAGACCCCCAATACCAGAAGTTCCAGTATTGAGAGTAAGGGCCGACAGTCGATAAAACTGTCCACCAATCCGTGCAACAGAGGTTTGACCTAGATAGGTGCTGGCCAAGGTAATCTGTGTAGTAGATGCCTTGACGATAGGTGGTAAATTTTCAATATGTAGTGCCATTAGTAACTCTCTTCTGTGACTTTTATAATATTGATCCAAGAAGCCGAGGCTCCACCTTCCCATCCCCAGTTTCCTGAGATAATTTTCATATGTGCAAAGATTTCTATGTAATCAGTGGTTCCATTGAAGTCCACAATTGCGCTCCCGCCTGCCGACATACGATCAAATTGTGCAGTGGTAGTGTGATTAGTATAATTAAATGTTTGATAGCTAGTTCCATTTTTTTTTAATACGGCATAAGAGCCAGCTGCGTTGTTTGACGATTCGGAGAATAGATTTAAATTGAAAGTTATTAGATATTTACCTTTAACTAAGGGTAAATATCTATAATTTGTCGTACTATCAAAATATCCACCAATATCCCATCTTTCGGTATTAAAGGAGATTTTATATTCGGTATTGGCTGTTTTGCCGATCTCGTCGGCAGAAACATATGCCGCTGCCGTCACCATCTGCCCTATATTTTTTACTAATGCTCTTGCCATAATTCCCTCTTATACACTATAGACGACGATATTATCTGAATCATCTATGCAAATTTCTCTCAACGTTCCGTCAGGTCTTCTAAGGAAAATTCCTCTACCTGCAATGCTTCTATCAATACTAGGATCAGTTGACCCTAAATGTGAGGCAGCTAACAGTGCAGAATTACTGTCACTATTGTCGAAACTGCTTCCCTCATTCTGCGTCGCAATCAAAGTTACAGTAGTTTCAATCCCACCATTATAGAAGGTATTCGCAGGGAATACTATCTTACTGCCCTGAAGGCTAAACGCACCATACTTAAATACCAGTCCAGATTCTACATGATAAACACTAAGAAGATCAGGATCTGCTACATAGTTAAGCTGGAACTCATTATCATTGTCAGCAACGGCCATAAACCTAAATTGCTGAGTCCTCTTAACTCCACCACTTACACCAAACACTTCTTGGTCATACAGTACGGTGAAAGCGTCTAGATATTTATCAGAGGTAGAACTTGTAATTTTAAGGCGGAGGTCAAGTTCACGACCGTAAACCGAGAAATATTGAGTAGTTCCCCCATCTGATAACCAGGTAAGATTGTAATTAAGTTCGTCAGCCTCATATACAGAGTCGCCTTCAAAATATAAACTGATAACTTCATTTGCCTCCACAAAGAATCCAATATCAAGATCGTAGCTATTCGCAGGAGTGACATTCTGATCTATTAAGTCAGCAAGAGCTATCCAATCAGAAACAGCTAGGGTTTCTCCGCCCGCATTCTTCGCAACCATACGAACTTTACCCGCATAACTAGACGGAGGAGTTAACTCATACGCTCCAATCCGTGGAGAAATTCTCTTAATTTTTGCAGGTTTTGTTAATGTAAATGTACTATAAAGTTGTGGAAGACTAGTAAATGCGGTTGTGCCCGTACCGGCTTCAGAATATACAGAAGTAAAATCTTCTGCCGCCAAAACAATAGAATATCTCAGTCTAGATGTAGGACTTGAGTTGGCCCATGTTCCTGCGCCAGATCTGTTAGCAACCTCAGTTGATCCTCCAGAAGCAGTGGAGTCAATTGCTATATAGTTGCTAATATTGCTTCCAGATTCATAAGCGAGATCTTTTTCGATTACTAGATAATATTCACCAGTCAAATAGTCATTGAACAATCCGTCAAAACTAATAGGATAGTATGTAAAAGTTCCTGTGAGGCTCGCTATTGACTGCCACTCTGTTGCGTAAATTCTTGTATCTGGAAGTAAACCACTCCTATTCCAAATCGAATATCGCCAGTTTCCCGTTGGGGTTCCGGTTTTATTGATATAAAGTCCAGCCGTTAATATTCTCTGGCTAGATAGGGTTATTTTTTGACCGTACATAACATTAGAGGACGTTGCTCCGTATGCTTGTGATACTGTGGCTCCGCCAGTTAACTGTTGTATAGTGGCTTGATCTTCCTCTTCCCTCTCCCACTTATAATCGCCAACATAGAGTTCGGTGTTGCCAACTCTATCCATTGTTACTGGAAGGAAATGCAATCCGCCATTTCGAGAAATTTCATAAGTAGCGGCAGTATCAATTCCAGTAGATTTCCAATGAGCAAGAATTCTTGTATCCCAGATATCTTTACCTTGGTCATAGAATTCTGCAGAATCGATTAGGTCAGTAGACAACAGTTCATCTGCACTATTGGTAAATTTATAGGCTTTATTGGCTGCGTCATAAGCAACGTCGCCAGCGCCATCAACTAGAACGTCTTTGTCTGTTTTAGCGATAGACGGAGTCATCAAGTTATAAGGACTATTAACTAGGTGATTTTTTAGTGTTTCTAAAATGCCAGTGGTATCTCCAGTACCGCTCCCAGTACCTCCACAAACTCTCCATCTAGAAGCTTGTACATCATAAACAAGACATATAGCGGCATTATTTTCTAGATCTATTGGGGCGGCGGTGCCAGTAAGAATTCTATTACTTGCCGTTACCACCGTATCTTCGTCGTTTATTTGTACGGTATTTCCAGTAGCATTAACTACAATTAAAAAACTATAATTAGTTTGTGCAGCGATGCCGCCAACACTAACTAAAGAAGCGTTTGTAAATTTTAAAAGGTGTTCTTTTAGGGGAGTGGAGTTAGCATTTGCTCCTGTAGAGGATGCGTCTATTTTGGCAGGGAGAGTATAGTCTAAGTTTACCCACAGTCCATTTTGGTATGCTCTTAGGCATCCTAAAGCGGAGTCGTAGTAGGTATCTCCATCCACTGGGCTTAGCGGGGCGGTTGTTTGTCCGGTGTAAGTAACACCGTTATTAATTTTCCAAAAATTATTAGCCATACGTCTTAACTTCCACTTTCCATTAAGAGTTTAGGTGTTGGGGAGGTTTAACTCCTCAGTAAGAGATGAGTCTCTCTATATTAAGCTTTTATCTTCTTAGCTACAGCACGCATTACTTTGTTGTTTGCGGTGGTAGTATAACGAACTTCAGTAGTAGCTCCGTTGATGTTCAGGTTCCAAGTAACACCGACGTCGGCGGATTCAGTGCAATTGTCTACGATAGAGGTATTAGTTCCGTCAGAGGTAATCATCAACACGCCAACTCTTAAACGGTTCGTAGTAGCTTCTTTGATTTTGTATTCTACGATAAGCCCTTCGTAGGCGGCGTGAGCAAAACTCAAACTAGATTCTACTGCGTTAGTAGAGGAGGCGGTGAGGGTTAGGGCGTGGAAATATTGGTCTACGTAGAAATCGGCTGCACTAGAACCAAAACGAATTCCGGTATCATCGTGTAGGGTCTTGCCGTTGATGTCCAAGTGGCCAGGAAGAGCGTCATCAGTGATGCCGTAGCCTGCAAGAGTGGTAGGGGTCCCAGTAACGCCTGACCAAGCAACAGAAGAAGCGGTACCAGCGGTATATATCTCATAACCAGCAGCACTGTCCAAATTGGCATCATCTTTTACAAAATACATCGCACCAGTATCAGTTTGTTTTACTGTATCGCCATTTTGTACTGTGGCGGTGGTAAGAGCAAAACGAGCGGCTTGGTCAGCTACGATAACAAGGCGTTCAAGGGCGGCAGGAGGAATTTGGCCGATGGGGATCAAACTATTAGCATCAAGAGAGGCTACGCCGTTCGCAGCACCTAATTGAGAGTCATCAAGTTTATTATCGAGAGCAGTCTGAAGGCCCGTAACATCAGAAATAGCGTGACTGTGAGATACGGCAGCTTTACCGGCAAGAGCATCAAATACAGCATCATGAGTGGGAGCTTTTGTTACGGCATCTGTAATAGCTCCAGACTGAACAGCAGCCGCAAGAGCCGCAGAATCAAAGTCTGTAACGTCAGCTGCAACATGGGTGTGGCTAGAGTCCGCTTTAGTCTCTACTTCTGTTTCCAAAGCTTGTAAAGCAGCCTTAACAGTAGAACTATCAGGAATTGTAGCGCCAGTAAACGTACCGAGATTCGCAGAGTTCTCAGCTACACCAGAAAGAGAAATAAGATCATCTACGTTTGCGTCGATCTCAGTAACTACAGAAGAGTCAGCTTTGTTAGCGATATCACCTAAGTCTACGTTGGCATCAGGCATCGTAATAGTACGAGAAGTGCCTGTGGCAATACCAGAAGCTTGAAATACAATCTTCTTAGTACCATCGACGTTGTCGACAATTTCAAATTCCGCATCAGAGAAAGAAGGACTACCACCAAGATCGGTAGTAGAACCGTTCTCATAACGTTTAAAAACATTACTAGTGGAGTTGTACCAAATAAGACCATTCTCAGGACTTACTGGATCGGAGGTCAGTACTGGGATACGCAAACCACCAGCAGCATTAATTTTATGAATATTGGCCATCTATATTCTCCTTAGAGGTTATGCCCACCGTTTAACGGCATATTTAAAATTGGAGTTAAAACCTGTAGCGGTAGTAGAATATAACACTCTCATAGTCGCTCCAGAAATGTCTGCGCTAAATGTTACCCCTAAAGAAAGAACCGTACCTAAAGAACTATCACTAAGACTAGCTATAACGCCATTATTCGTTACAAATAACGTCCCTACTTGAGTATCTCCGTCTCTTTGTAAGGAGTAGTCCACCATCATCCATTTATAAGCTACCGGAACCGTAATTACGGCTACTGGAGAAGCTTGATTGTCTAACAACGTGTCTGATTGTTGAGCATAGATCTTATAACCATTTAGATTTATTGCTTTTTCAGCAGAATCCCATTTAAAATAAGGATCGGCATCTAAATCGCCACTAGAACCTTTATATTGAACATCTCCAGTAACACCTGCGGCGGGAACAGAAGATACGTAGGCGGAATAATTGGGAATTCCTCCAGGTCCGCCTGCTGAATCTGACCATCTCTGGGTATAGAATTTGAAAGAAGCGTCATTACCTGTATTAGTAATAGTATACCTTAAGTAAAGTAATCCAGCGGAAATAATTCCGTTAAAAGTTACTCCAGAGGCTCCTAAATAAGCATTTGCCGTAACTACGCTAACGTTTGTGCCGTCGTGCGTTATATAGATCTGTCCAGCTTCTTTTATTCCTGCTCTATTTAAAGAATAATTAACTATCCAGTTTTCGCTAGCTGCCGCATTTACAGAGAATACGGTTCCGTTTACGGTATTGTTTACTAGGGTGGTCGTTTTTAAAGAGCTAAGTTCCCAATAGTCGGTTCCATTAGGACCGTCAAAAAATCTAGTTACGTCATTAATCGTACAGCTTCCAAAAGCATCTACATATACTACTTGGTTAGCAAAGGTATCCCCAGACTTAACTCTAACCACATCTCCTGGAAATGGAGTCTCGGAGGAGTTTTCAAATAACTTTTGAACTACCCAAACCACAGACGTAAGGACGTTAGTAGCTTTGTAAATTCTGTTGTTACCTGAGCTAAGGTTGGTAAAGAATACTAATTGATTCTCTGTTATTGTTTGGTTATCGATGGTCGGGGATGCGCCGGTTGGCAAGGTCGTTGAAACTGGATCATAAAAATCTACCTTAACAAAACCAGATCCCGAGCCAGAGCCACTGCCTGCTTGAGAGAATCTGAGAATGTTATGTATTTTTAGCGTTCCTGCATCATTGTAGATTTGCACAGCGCCAATCTTACGAGCGCCTATTACTAGGGGTAGTGGTGCAGATCCAGCAGAGATGGCAGCAGAAGCAGCAGGAGTTACTTCCAACAATATCGTCATTTTATTGTCGGGAGTTGTGGTGTTGGAAAAGGCTCCAATACCATACCAGAAGTATTGTCCTGCTGGGATGGAGAACGGAGTAAAGTTGTTTCCTAAAACAGTTACTTCATCATCTTCGTATATAGTACCTGAAGCAAAATCAATTACGGCTCCAGTAAAATCTACAACATAAGAACTTAGTTCAGAAGCTTGAACAGCAGCATCTAACAGATTCTTGTCAGATCCTAAAACCAACGCCCTATCAGTTAGCGAACTGTGTTTTTCTATTTTAAATTGACTTAGGCGCAAATCTAAGTCTTCGACGAACTGATCTAACTCCCCAGCAGCTTCAGTGAGACTATCCCCGTCATTAATTACAAAATTAGAAGAGTAGTTAGGAAAGTCATCAAGTTCGCTAGGAGTTCCGATATAATCCAACAGTTGTTGGGGAATAGAAGAAGATGAGGAAGAAGATTCGCCAGAAGATAGATTACCCACCCCTTCGATTTGGACGGTTCCTGCTTTACAAACAGCAAGAACAAACATATCCAATTCAACAGGTAGAGTACCTTCGGCGTAAGTATCTAAGAAAATCTCTGCCGATCCCATAGAAGGTAAGGCAGGAGATACCACTAATATTTTATTAACGTCGTCAATAGCGATAATGGCAGAAGAGTCTTGTCCTACGAGAATAGTATTACCTATTTTAACTTTGGACAAATCTGCACTAGCCGACAAACTAACAGAAGTACCAGTAGAAGTTGTAGTAACGGCTACGGAGCCTTTTTGAATAGCTCCGCCATTAAACAGATCCATTTCAAAGGCTAAAGATCCACCGTCTTGTAATACCGCATCTCCGGCAGCGACAGTTTGCGCTACGCCGTGAGGATTCACAACATTGAAACTACTATCCCATACCATCTCACCAGTTGTACCAGCGAGACCTCCAGTAAGAGTAGCTCCTGACAAAGTAAAGTTATCAGTAGCTCCGTCAACCTCAGCTAAGGTAATAGAGTTTCCTGCAACTCCACCAACAACAGCAGTGATGGTAATGGTGCTGCCTACGGCTAAAGCCGTGACTACGTTCTCGATTAACGGATCAGTACTATTATTGATTGCTGTGGCAATTGCTGCTGCCGTAAGAGCAGTGCTACCTCCAGCTAACCAATCAACATTGTATATAAAAGACTTACCATTAATTACAACAGCGTCGCTGAGGTCAAACGAGTTATTAATTACTGTTATTGATCCAGAAGCTTTTGTTGGAGTTTCAAAAGACACAGATCCAGTGAATACTGTTTTAAGGTTCGACTTCTTAACAATATATTGCTCAAAGTCTACAGCTTCTTTTACTTGAGTACGAAGGTCTACTACAGAAGTTTCGTGAACAAAACCGTCAGTAGCATTCCAAGTAACATCTGCTACCCTCCAGAACAACTGTCCTTGAGGAGTTCCGTTAACGTCGTCAGTAACAAACACGTCTCTCTTAACCAATCGGTAAGGCTGTCCTACAATAATAGTAGGATCTTCTTGGTCTACTTCTTTGTCGATACGAATTACTACTTGATTAGCTACGGTATCGTTGTATATAATGTTTAAGTGATATTCTCTGCCTAAACTATCTATGAATTTACCGTTCGCAAATTCAGACTGTTCAGAAGTGCCTACGGGAATAGGATTACCTACAGGAGATCCAGAATATAGCGGGTTAGCAGATGCGGCATTATTTCTAACAATAATTTCTAAATTGCGACCATCGATTTGTTCTGAACCAGACAATACAGTACGACTTACTTCAGAACCGTTTCCTAAGTTCTGAGGTATTACTTCTATATAATTAGTTAGGTTGCCATCAACCGTAGTATCGTCATAAGGGATAGGTTTGTCATTTATCTTAGAGGTTGGTACTACATTTAGTCTGTAGGTTAGTCGGAGTTTTTGAGCGGTGGATTCGGGGATGTTGGCGTTTTTTAAGAAGGGATCGTCTACGTTTGTTATGACTTCTTCTCTAGCGCTGATTACGACGCTATAGCCTGAAGTTGGGGTTACGCCGCCATCACTAAAGGTTATAATTTTACCTCTAGCATCTGGGTCGTCTTGAGCGGTGATATATGGAGTTCCAAAGCCAGGAACCACTCTAAGTCCCATAGCCAAGTTAGAACCGGAAACTAAGTGGTCTTTACCTCCACGCATGAGGAACGGAATACCGTCATACCAGCCTTCCCCAGAATTAACTAGGAGGCTGTTGGAGGTTAAAACTTCAATATCATCACTTATATTAATGCTGGTTGCATCAGTCACAGTAATGGTGCCAGAACCAGTACTAACTACGTCCGTAACCAAACTACCATTTTTAAATACTTTGTCCCCAGCTTGTACTAAAGCTAGTAAAGAAGAGTCTACTGTTAGGAGGTTTCCTGCTTTGTTGGTTACTTGCGTTTGAACTCGATAAAGTTCTACCTTCCACGCAGAATCTATTGCGTGGTCGCCGATAGAAGCTTTAATAAAATTTCTGTGTAGATCTATGAGTTCTAGTTCGAGGTTGGTGCTTTCCGAAGCAAGCAAGTACCGCCCCTCTACAAACCTAGATCTGATGTATCGTTTTGCACGATGAGTATTAAATTTCAACATATTATTTAAACCTTACGTAAATTCGTACCCAGGTTTACTACCAAAGGGAATATAAAACGGCATAAGCTTGTTAAGTATTATAAATCTGTTTGTGTTGAGAGGAGATAGTATTGCATAAAATCCTCCTGGATTCTTATTATTTATAATACCTCTTACAGTGATACTTGTGGCTGTGTTAGAGACTATTTGAAAAATATCATTGTATTCTTCTTGGTTTGGTAGCAAAAAATTACCTACCAAGCTATTATTGGCTCCAAAATTTGCGGAGGAGTTTATAACAGTCGTGGTGTCTGCTCCAAATACGAACGATTCGCTAGTTCCAATGTATAGAGCTACGTTTGGGATGTTTATAACGAACTCTCTAAAAGTGAAGAAGCCTGGAATAACTATACCTGGCAAGCTTCTTGCAAATCTACCGCCAGGAACTAACAATGGATCGGTTTCTGTAAGCCTTACGTTAGTGGAGCCTAGATTAGCATCAAAAAATCTTAGGGCGGAAACGTTAGGCAATATATCTTGAATGGCGGAAGATATATCTGCGGTCCCATCGGTTATATCCCAAGTAGTTATCATTTTTATAAACTGATAAATACCTTCTTTACTTCCTTTTAAATGCCAACAACTTATTAGATCTTTAGCAATCCTTCTTAGAGTGTCCGCCCCTATAGAGAATCCTACTGACGGTAATCCAGTTTGTTCTGACAGAGGTAACAAAGCTGTAGTCAAAACTGTATGAGGATCTTGAAGTTTGTAAGTCTCTACAAGAGCATGAAGTTCATTAAAAAGGAACCCAAAAACGTGCATCAAATCTTCTAGATCTTCCGTCGTATCTAACGTGCGATATAGCTCTGGCCAATATCCGTACAGAATATCTCCAAAATCTCTATCTTTAGCAGAGATAGCATATCCTTGTGTGGACGAACCGCTATCTATAGTTGAGAATTCAGCTTGAGCTACGTTAGCTCCAGACTTAAGAGTAAACACGGTATAATAATAAAACTGATTGTCAAGTAAACCACTTCCACTCCTATTTGAAGCTTCCAAATCAGTTAAAAAAGTATCTATATATGGAGTAGGAATGCTATCATAAAAAGCTTCATAAACTCGCATATTTACGTTAATTACTGGAGTAGTATTCTCATAAAAATATATCGTAGTCTCGTCATTACTCTTTATAATAAACTTATTGTTGTTTCCGTCTTCGAATATTAGATTTTTTAGTTCGTCTTTTTCGTAAGTTTTAACAACTAATTGAGAATTGTCAACAACCACTAGATTTGTAATAAATCCGTTCCCAGCCACAGTTCTTATGTCATACTCATAATTCTCTTGAATTCTAGATACTTCTGGAAAGTCTGGTAAAACTACGTACTTTCCGTTCGAAATAGAAGAAGATTCTACAGTAATAGTTGTTGAAGTATTGTTAACAATTTTGTGAACTTTGCTAGAAGAATCTCTTAACAATCTACCAGTTAAATTAGAGTTGCTGGGGAAGGTTGCTGCTGTGTCAGTTAAAGTACTTCCTAATACCGAAATAGTACCAGTATTCAATCCTACTATAGTTTTTCCTCTAAAGATTTCTATAGGACGAGAGTCCGTAGCTTTTGTTGGAAAAGAACTATTGTACAATTCAGAAGGAAAATGAGTAATAGTTTTAGTTACTATTAATTCGTCACTAGTATCGTTAAAATACAGCGGAGCCAACCAATTGAGAGCAATTTGGTTAGGTTTATCAGTAGAAACTTTAAAGGATCTAGCTAATCCCATTAGTCGATTCCGTTGTAGATATTGATAACTAAATCATTAAGATCTAATTGAGGTATTTCCATTTTTCTTAGGTTTATTATGTCATCAGCTATTCTTGATGTTCTGAACGTAAATTGGTCCGTGTTAGTGTTTGGTATAGATCCTACTGTACCTTTGCCTGCTGCGTTGACGTCTGTGGCCGAGGTTATACTTCCTGCTGAGATGCCTAGAGCTAGAGAGATTTCATTCTCATCGTCGTAGTATCGGCTAGTAATGGTGGCTCCGGTTCCTAATACAGGCGTTAGGTTGCTGTCTATTTTTATGCTCTTTGGACCTTCTACAGAAAAGATGGCGTCGTAGGAGGATGGTAGTTGGTTTGGTCCTGTGGTGGAATTAGACCACGCTGATCCATCAAAACGTGAGATCTCTCCGTCACTATATGTGGGAGATGAGTCGTCGATTGCTATGTGAATAGAGTCGTTAGCATATACGTGCCCATTAGAACCTACCACGACTGGTAATCCAGAATCTAAGGTCAAACTATCATTTAGATCGTCTACGGCTATAATTGGAAACAAAACTCCATCATTATCTTGGAAGAAGTTTCCAGGAACAACTGAGGCCAAGTTTACTACAGCACTATACTGAACAATTCCTGACAAAGAGTTATAAGTATATGCTGCTGCGTTGTTATAAACCAGTACACTATCTTGTTGAAGATTGTTATAAGACACATCTCCAGATAGTACTATGTGATACTGAACTCCAGCAACCAAAGTAGGAGGGGAGGAGAAAGAGAATACCACTCTCTCTGATAATTCAGAAACAGAGGTAACGTTTATCGCATTAGAAACCGCCACAACAGAGGTGATATCTGGTAGTCCTGCGCCGTCATCAGCTACTATCCTTGCGGACAAACTGCCTAATATATTACCTTCTCTTCTCAAATTTAAAGTGACAACCGCATACGAATCCGTAGAAGTTACTTTGAAACCTTGCGAATACTGACTACCTAAGCCAGATCCAGTAAGAATCAATTCACTACTAGTATTAGATTCCGCATAAGCTATTTGCGGTAACGCTCTATTGTCTACAGCTATGATACTAAAGGCTTGACCGCTAGCGTCCATAAGAATGTTAGCAGAACTAATTCCTTCCAAATCAGGAGAACCATTAAGTCGTACTTGTTTATTAGACTGATTAAAAGAGATAAGATCTACGCTAACTCCGATATTACCTATATTATTTTGTAGGTCGCTAATTTGAAAACTATCGCCAATAGTACCTATTTGAGTAAATTGTGCGCCAATAGAATAGATAGTATTGTGACTGTTATATTGAATGTTAAAAATACTACCATTAAAAACTATCTGACTTCCTATCAACTTCTTGACTATTTTATAACTACCCCCACTAACTACTGTCACAGACGCATCGTTAACAGCCGTGATAGAAGTGGTTATAGTATTGCTGTTGTTATCGACGATTTCCCATATATTTCCAGCGCCGTCCACTAAGTAGTAGTTTCCGTCGGCATATTCTTCAGGAACAAACACTTGAGAGTTGTCGATAAGAATATTAGCGTTGAGAGCAACGCCTGTTCCAGAAATAATAGACAAGTCAATACTAGAGTCGGTAATACTATCTACTGACAAGTTAGTTGCTGTAGAGTTGATCTTTTTAAAGCATTTGAAAGCTTGAAAAGCTGTATCACCATTTCTTATAGATCCGCCAGCATTAACTCCTGCTACTTCATTTACTGGTTGATTTGGTAATATGAATAGACTTGAGTTTTCGTTGTCTACAGAGAATATATAAAAATCTGTGTCGTCGTCGCAACCTTGGATCAGGGTTGTTAGAGTGAATCCGGAGTCGCCTTCGTTGGCGTCCGTTAAAATAGTCTTGTCGCTAGAAGTAACAATTACTACGTTTCCTACTGGAGCCGGGGCGGAGAATTTTGAGTCTCCATCCAAAACAGTTCTCAACAAAGAAGCCACAGTATTAGCGTTGTCACCAGTAGTAATAACTACGGGTAATAATCTGCCGCCGCTAGGAGTAGCCGGTGCTACGTCTGCTCCACGGTCGAACCACACCCTCACTGCGCCGACGGTATCATATAGATCAAAATATTTTCCACCAATAGTAACTGCGGCTGCGCCTTGAGTAACTACTGTAAAAGTAAAGCTCGTAGGAACTAGGCCGTCAGTAGGATTGGCTCTAGGACCCACCGCAACGTTGGTTATGATTACTTGATTTCCTAGAACTGTGGCGGAATATTCGCTATCCCCATCCACTACTGTTTGCAGGGCAGAAGCTACGTCATTGGCAGGATCGTTAGCAGAGATATCAACCTCCAACAAACGTCCTCCCATAGGAACACTAGGAGCCGTAGAAGTATTATCTATGTCAAACCAAATACGAACAGGACCAGAACTATCTTCTATATCGAAATAAGCTCCAGCTAGAGAATCAGGATTAGTTCCTAATACTGTAGTGTTTATTGTGAAGCTTGTAGGAACAGATCCATCAGCCGTATCTGCTACATCCATTTCATTGTCGTGAGTAACAGTAACTACGTTAGTTAAAACTGTAGCTGTGAATTCGGAATCAGCATCAAGTGCTGTTTGTAGCGCCGTAGCTACGTCATCAGCAGTATCGTTCGTTGCTATAGACACTTCTATGTGTCTGTTAGCTCCGGTGGATGGTTGAGTATTTCCGCTGGCAACATTAAACCACACGCCAACTGGCCCAGCTATATCATAAATAACAAAATAAGTACCACCCAAATCACCAGCTACGTCAGCCCTAGTGGTAATGGTGGTTTCTTCTTTGGTTCCTTGTTGGTCTGCTAAAGTAGTAACTTTTACTACTTCGTATTCGCCAATTCCGTCTCCGACAGTCTTAATTTCTATTTGTTCTTCTTGGCCTGGACCATTTCTAAATTTATCTCCAGGTCCCACTCCAGACAAATCCACAGGAAAATCATAAGTAATTTCACCTGTATTAGAATCGTAAGAAAATCCTTCTGGTTTAGAGTTGTCAAAAATAACAATATCCTCAACTTCTTGAACTTCTCCAGAAGCAGCTAACAACCATTCAGCTTCAGATACTTTAGGGAATATAGTAACGTCATTGTGTTTATAGTCGGTTACCAAACCTTGTACGTTTTTTGCTACACGAGGTCTATAAGAAAGTCTTTTTATTTCAAACCGACTAACACCATCAATAGCTTTTATTACTTCGTATACATCCTTTAATAATATTTGTTCAGCAAAGCCAATACCAGCTTCATCAGAACCTCCAGTAGTTAAGCTGAAGAAGTTCTCCATAGCGGTTTGAATTGATCTACGAACGGTCGTCTTGCTGGCGGTGTCATTCAAAAATACTTCTAAAGTAACCAAAGCATCAATGCTATAGGCGTCTAAGATTTGAAACTGTACAGTTACGGTTTTACGACGATCTACAAAATTGTTAATTTGTGTCAACAATAAAGTATTATTTGTAATGTTGGATATTCCGGCCCCTTGAGGGACTACGTAGATGTTCAAATCTATACCAGGATCTGTAGTATTCGCTTCTGTGGATGCTGCAAATACTTCGCTGAAGTTGGTAACGATTAGATCTGAATAGTCGGTTTCTGATACGGCTCTATTTAAGATTCTTAGGCTAGCTGGGATTAGTTGGCGAAGCTGTTCGATACTTTGTTCATCTGCTCCACCAGAAGCTGGTTCTGGATTAGTTACAGAGCTTACAAAAGGTAATGAATCTTGCAGAGTGATGGTGCTTGCGGCGATGTTACCTTGTGATCCGCCGCCAGTTCTATAGTTGATGGTGATGACCTCTCCGGACACCAGCTTACGACCAAAGATACCGTCTCCGAATCTAATAAAAGGGGTTCCGTCTGCTCGTTCATGTAAAGTAAAGACTCTACCGCCCCCACCAACAACGTTCCCAAGAGAATCTTCTACTACAGGGCTGTCTGTTCCGTTAAAACGAACAAAACTCTCAACCAGAGTATACTCATTTCCTGAAATCTCAACGTAAGGAGTAATATCGGCTAAATTTATATTGTCTAGGTCTCGAATTACATTAGGGCCTATTAAGTTGAACTCTTCGTTTTGTAGACCTTGTGATACAAAAGTTTCAGACTTAATCTCGCCCTGTAAAGCCGTTCCTGTATATTGACCTGCGATTCCAGCTACAACAGGAGATGTTAAGTAAAAAGGAACGCCGCTCGTAGACATCAACTTAAATCCACGAGGAATAGTACCGCCGGAAGTAGTGGTAAAGACTACGTCAACCGAAGCACTAGAAGCTGTAGCTGGAACGAATCCAAACTGAGCAGCAATATTTTTTACATTACTTCTTATGCGAGCGGTTTGTAAATAAGATTCAGTAGCTTGTACATCCTGATAAAACAACAATAGATCAGCTACATAAGCGACTAATTCAAGCCACGAACGAGAAAATGAATCAACATTAAAATTACTCCAGAGTCTATTTCTAGACGTACCTGGACCATAGTTAACCGTAGCAAAGGAAACCAAGGCGTCAGAAACGCTGTCGAAATCCTTTGATAGGTAGTCTATGCTTTTATTACTTGTGAGAGATGTAATTTCGTTCGCCATCGTAAAACCTTATGCAGCCGAAATCTGATTAGAAGTTCTAAGAGGAAATATCAAATTAGCAGAAGTATCAGTAGCATTAACAATAAATCTGATACTAAATAAAATTAAACCTGTATTTCTATTAACTTGTCCTGTAACAGATGTAACAGTAATACGAGGTTCGAACTTACTCAAAGCTGCTCTAATTTCAGAAGCTCCGTTCAAATAAGCTTGATCTATATTTTCCCATATTTGGTTTCTTAGTGCGCAACCGTAAGTAGGTCTTCCTACTCGCTCTCCAGGAACAGTAAGAAGTAATTGTTGAATATCTTGGAGTAGAAGATCTAAACCTGATATCGGTTCAAAATTACCATTAATAGGAAATTTTAAATCGTGTCCTAAGCGCAAAGCAAGAGTGTCTGTTTTGGTAATAATAGCCATTACGAGATCATTCCTCCTGTTGCTGCGCCTAACGTCATAGGACCTGCGGCGGCTGGACATGTTCCTATTACGGTATTTGGTAAATAGGTTACTTCTGCGTTCTTCTTTATGTATTTACAAATAGCTTTGTATACTTTTTCTGCTAGGGCTGGGTCTCCGGTTGGAGGGGAGGCTAATTGTGCCCAAGCTGATCCGTCTAACTCATCCACTGTGCCTTTTTGGCCTGCGCCCATAACTAAAGGTCCTGGTGATACTGGAGTGGAAGTACAATTACCTGTAATGTTTCCGGGAGCGAAGTTTATTTTAGCTGCTCCAGTTATATAACCTGTTGAAACTGCTGCCTCTTTTGCTAAAGCTCCGGGATTTGCTGTAGGGAATCCTGACATCATTTCTCCAAGCCACGGCCCAGGAGTTAAGCCTAAGATTAAGCCGTTTGTTGCTTCTCCTCCAACTAAAGGCGCACCTGCTGCTGTAGTTCCTTTTACAGTTTCAGGTAAATGTGTTGTGGTGGCGGCGGTTATAGTGAGGATTGCTTTAGCGTAAGCCTCCATTTCTGGAGTAGTTTCAATGGGTTGCCCATCTTTATCCTTAACGTCCAAAGCTTTATTTATCTCTTTAGCTAACTCTTTATAATCTAACATATCTCACCTATAATATAGTATACACTTTGACAAAGAGTTAAGCTTTCATCAGTCCTAATTTTACGGCGATCTCAGCATATTTGGCTGCCTGTCCAGCTGGACTCCCGAACCCCGCAAATACATCGGTAGATAGTGTTTGAGCAAACTCTTGCATCAACTCTACCAAACCGGCTCCTACGCCCTTTAATTCCACTTTCCCTGCTGCCGTAATCTGCAACCCACCTACAGGACCCTTCAACTCTATGTCGCCTCCAGAAGCCAAATTTGCCTCTGCTGTAGGCCCTTTAACAGCTATATTACCTGTAGCATCAATAGAAGCTGAAGCTGTTCCAGTATCTACAGTAAAACCGTCAGTAGTGCTTAAACTTAAACTACTACCTCCAGCTAAGTTAGCAGAAATACTATCATTTATACCGTCAATAGTCAAAGATAGTCCGTTAGGAAACTCAATTAATATTTGTGATTCTGCTGGGTTACCTTCCAGCACATGTAATTTGATCCCTCCTGAGGTGGTAAGTCTAACTCCTTTTTCGAGTTTTGCTGGACCCTTACCATCATCAAATTCGAGAGTGTGTCCGTCTGGAGTATAAAAACCTCTATTAGTGGGATTTTTACGTTTAAATACTTCTGGTAGATCTACGTCAGAATCTTCTCCTTTTGCAATATTTCCCCAAGCGATAGGGTGAGAAGAAAATCCACAATCACACTCTACAAAAACCACATCCCCTATTTTGGGAGGATCAAATAGTCCTGGAAGTTTGAGATAATCGACCCATACGGTTTCTCCTAGCATAGGATGCTTTACTCGCACTCTACCTCTAGCTAAAGGATCAACGTTGTCAATAACGACTCCTTTAGATCGACCTGCATATAAACCGTTTACTTCAAACATTTTTACCCCAGAATAGTCTTATTATACTCGTCCATAGCAGATCCTTCTGCTAAAGATTTAGGATTAAATCCTGCTCCTATTTTAGAAGGATCTTTGATAACATCTAGTGCGGAACTTTTAAACAAATTCATATTAGTATCTGATTCTTGGCCTTTTGTTGCTTTTTGTATGTTTACTCCGGTGCCTCCGTAGGTGGCGTTTCCTAAAGCTAAACCACGACAGTCGTAACCATTAGAGTCTATGGTGTGCGTTATTGTTGTTATGTTGTATTGTCCGGTATATCTTTGTCCTAAACCGCTAAATTTAACTACTCCTGGTCGTAATCTAGGAAAACCCATGGCGGTGAAGTCGAGCATTATCAGTTTACCTTGACAACCAGCAACAGCTTTGCTGTTTTCCAACATAGTTTGTGGGTCGTCAGCTTGAGGAGAATTAATTACTTTTCCAGCAATATATCCGTCATTCTTAGCTACATTGTCGTTCAAAGCTTTGGCGGAAGGGATAACATTTCCACTAGCTGGATTGGCATCGGCTTGCTGCGCTCCTTCAAAAAACACTGTGGACTCCTGCCCACTAGTACTACTAGCTGCGGTGCTTTGGCCATTAGCTCCAGTACCTGTTATAGTAGTTCCTGTTGGCGAAGAGAAGTCTGCTTTTATGTTGGCTGTTTTTAAAATAGATCCAGGAGCTTTATAATACAACAAAGAATCATTAGGAATGATCGGTTTTTGTTCCCATTCAGAGCGACTTATCATAGCAATAGTATCTTTATTAGTTTTGGGATCTATAAAAGCTATATAATAAGCTCCGCTACTTTTGGCCACTTCTTTGAAAAACTGATGAAAGCTCTTTCCAGCAGGAATAGTTTTTACGTGATATTTGTCCACTTTTGGAGACAATAGATTCTCACTTACTATACAACTCATTCCAGCTTTATCACAAATTTGCTTAACAATGTCTTTTGTAGGCATATCTTCAAAAGTATAAACAGGAGTTCCTGTGGTTTCGTCTAAACCAGATAAAGACTGTTTGTAAAAAGTAATACCTTTTTTTGGAGTAATCTGATCCAAAAAAGAAGTAGAAGGTAAACAAGTAACCACCAGTTTAGGATGTCCAGACTCAGGAAACTGACTAGTAACTATTTGTATTCTTCCTGAAACTTTTCTAACATTCTCTAAATCTTCTCTATATCCCCAAGAAACTCGTACCATATTTTTTTCTTCAAACACATATTTCATAGCTCGTTTAGGAGCTACTTCTTTATCGCCTAATTGTTTTTCTGGAGCAGGAGAAGCAGATCCCAACACTCCAATAGAACTAAGAGTGTCAGATATTAAACCTATTGCCGCTCCAATAGCTTCTGGTATTTGCGGTAAAGAGATAGAGGGTGCGGCTACTATTTGAGAGAACAACAAATCACACAACATGCCAGAAGAGTTCGGAACTTGAGCATCTGTGTACAAAGAGCTTGAAGAAACTCCATATTTCTGAGAAAACGGCTCCCTAGAGCCTTCTATAAAAGTTATAGTAATTTGCGTAGAGTGTAGACATTCGGCTAGCGTTTCAGTGATCTCTAACTTCTCTACTAACTTATGAAGTGTTGGAGGCAACAAAGTCATATTATTGCCTGCGGCATCACCTACTTCTATTTGAAAGAAGTGAGTCTTAAACTTATCGTATTGAAAGTCTTTTTGACCTATCGCCATTATTACACTCTATTCATTGTTGCTATAGCTTCTAATACTCTGTTTATTTTTGGTACTCTTAGGATTTGGTTTGTTTTTGGGCCGAATAATGGATCACTTATGTTGTTATATTCCATCAATACCCACCATAACGCAGGGGTGTTGTATGCTAATTGCGATATCATATCTGGACGTTTGGTTAGATCTTGAGTAATGGTGATAAAAGTGTCTCCACTATCCTCTTCTAGATTTAGAGGTTGGCGTAGAACGAGGAATTGTTGCTCTTCTCTGGTAAAAGTGATGATGCCGTTTGTATATCTATTTAAAGGTTTAAAATTTGCCATTAAAATAGTCCCTTTAACTTACTAGCTATATCTTGTCCAGAGATCGCCGTACTTACTGGATCGTATCCAAAATGTCCACGACTAAGAGGAATAATGGGATATTGTAAAAACCTAAAACTACAAGTAGCTTCCATTGGAGTCAGGTTGGGTAGCCATTTTGTAAACCTTATCTTAAGATCCACCAACACCCACACGTCAGACTCTAGTCCTAATTGTCCTGTGGGAGTGCTTTCTTTATTTCCTAAAGTCTTACCGGCATAAATAACAACCAAAGGAGGACTAGTGTCTATAATACCTTCAGCATAATTAGGGTAGCACAAAGAACGATAATAACTTAATTTATCCACAACACTAAGTTGTTCTCCTTCACCTTCATTAGAAAAACCACCAAACAAATCTCCCAACGGAGGAACTTTGACTCCCATAAAACTTGAAGCAATACTACCTACCGCATTAACAGCAGTATCTATCACTGCGCTAATAGGATCTCTGTTTGCGGGTTTTAAGAAATCTCCGGTGTCTCTAGTAACTAGGGCATCAAAAGTTATTGCTCTAGGTCCGCCGTGTGCCCAAAATAATGGAGGAAGACTTTGTCCGGGTACAGCATTTGGAATCCAATTAGACACTATAGACTCTTCCATACTCTCTGGATTTAGAAGAAGTACGCCAGGCTCTACATATTCAGAAGCTACTTTTCCATCAGCACCAACACGAACAATAGCTACCTTTTCCAACGCACCAGTGTTATTGGCTTTGGAAGGAAAGGCTAGTTGTCCTGGTTCTAACGGTCTACGCATATTAACACCTGTGAGTTTTCGCTAGATTGGTTTGATCTGGTTTGTTCGCTGTCTTTTTAGTATTTTCATTTACTTGCGAGGCATTGAGGGCTTCGGTCATTATTGCTCTCCATTCCTCCGGCGTTATTACTTTCCCTCCAGCGGAGGTTCCAGATATAGCAGCGTTTATTGCTGATTGCATCTTTTTCTGGGCGTTTTGATCCAACGTAGACATAACCTCTTTAAGACGCTCCATCTTACCGAATTCTGTCATTTGCATTGGCATGGAAAATCTGTCTATTTTTGGCGCTGTGGCTTGGATTTGCATTTTATTCAAAGCTTCCGCAAAAGCCGCTTCTTTATTTTTAGGTGATACTTCAAGTTTATACTGTTCAGAATAGTCCGCTGCGTGTCCAGGCCCAAACTGTTTTAATGCTGCTATTCTCTGAGACTCTGAAACTAATTGCTCGGTCTTACTTATAGCCTCATCCGTAGAAATAGGCTTGCCTAGTTTACGATAAGTATTAATTATGGCAGTATACTCTCTAGTCTTCATTAAATCATTAATGCGTTGTTGTTCAGCTTGAGAACCGGATAAGCTAAACATGTTGGCGGTGGCGTTTATAATCTTATCTAACAATCCTGCTACTGGGCCGCCGAAAGTAGCATCTAATTCATTTAGAGTCTGCCCTAATAAAATACCCGCACCAGCGGCAGCACCTACTGCCGAGACAAATAATCCTAAATTAGCCATCTTTCCCAAAGAACTTGGAACCGCTGTGGTAGGTATTTCAGGAGTTGTGGTTTTCGAAGAACCAAAAAATCTTTCTATGCCTTTAGCGAACACTACGTACAATGGGTCTCTAGCAGAACCTTCTGGTCCTTTTCCCGCTCTACCTCCACCAAAGAAACTTCCTATTATCGGGAGTTTTCCTAAAATTCCCTTACCAATAGATAAAAGTTTGAACGCTGCATATAATCCAGTAGCAGCGGCTGTAATAGAAACTAAAGTATCTCTTATGGGGTTTCCTGCTTCGATCCAAGATCGTGACCAGCCTTTAGGATCACTGTCGCTGAAAAACTTAGAAAACAACTTTCCAACAGGAGACAATAAATCTCCTAAGTCTTTAACCCACTTTATTAACGTACCGCCAGCATCATTTACAAAAGAGATAATGGTAGCTGCTACTCTAGCTATATTAGTAGTTAATTCTAATAATCCTTGTTTCCTCAAGAACTCGTGTAAACCGGAGTCCATTTTTCCAATGCCTTTTTTGAAATTATCAGCATCTTGAAGGAACGAAGAAATGAGTTGAAAAACTCCAACCCCAATACCACCTATAGCTTTTAAACCTTTGGTAAAAGGTTCTATTGATTTTTCTACGTTTCCGAAGGCTGCGGCGAGGCCGAGCAAGCTGAATGCTAGGAAGGGGATACCGCCCATTCCTAAGGCTCCCAAAGCCTTGAACAGCAGTCTTCCGGTTCCTACAGTAGCTATGAGTCCTGCGAAAGCACTAGTAACTATTACTATGTTTTTCACAGTCTGTACCATAGTTTTGTCGGAAGTTTTTATTCTTTCCATGAAACTGGTAATTGCGTCTGACACTTGAGTGAACTTTTCGAAAATGGGGGTTAGAGCCTTCCCGAGGAAAAGACTGCTCTCACCTTTTAAAAAAGCAAAAGATTGAGACAACTCTTGTATGGTGTCTGACAAATCTTTTGTCTCATTTCCCATTCCACCAGTAGCAGCTTCTAAAGCTGCCATACCGATTCGTAATTTAGCTTGCGTAGACAATACGTTTCCGTATATGCCTCCAGCTTTCTGAAGCACTGCCATTTGAGCTTGTAGTTGTACGTTAGTTGGTGTCAAAACATTTAAGAAAGATAAAGAGGATACTGAACCCTCTTTCATAAAGTCTACGACTTTTTTTATACCTTCTGCTGAACTGAGTCCTGCTCGTTTTGCTGCTGTTCCTGCTCTAGCTACTATTTGAGCAATCTGTTTGACGTCGCCGCTAATTCCTGTAGCTTGTAAGGCTACTCCAGCCCTCATAGCTTCCATGCGATCAATAGTGTTATTTGTCAAACTGTTGATTTGGGAGAACAAATCTCCTCTAGGTCCTAATACTTTTTCAAATTGAGTAGACAATCGATCTAACTCTCCAGCCTTAACTAAAGAGTCTCCTAACATAGAAAATTGTCTAGTAAAAAACCCAACAAAAGCAGTAGTAGAAAACATAATACGGTTAAATTCAGTTAAGTCTACTTTAGTTTGCTTAATTGATTTATTCGTATTATCGAATCCGTCTTTTATTTTTTTCAAAGAGGCAGAAGCTGCGTCTTTTACTTTTGCTATAACTGTTAGGGTCTTATTTGCCATTAGTTCTTATCCGCTGAAGCGTCCAATACTACTTGGACTAGTTCTTTTCTGTATGACCATTTTAAACCGTCTATATCACCGGGAGACCACCTGAAATACTTACCCAATATAACATAATCTGATAGCAGATCGTTTTTATGGTCTATATATTCAAGCTCAAAGATCCCCCGGTATGGGAGAAAAAATCGGGACGATAAGGATTTAGTTTAACTCTGAAGTCCTTCCCACAATCAGGATTACTACAAGTAATTTCTACAGTAGTATCTATTGTACCTTCTAATTTCAAGTCTTCCATTTGATCATTAAGATACATCAAATCCAATACAGGAATATCTTCCATATCTTTAGAAGTGGGGTCTTTTTGATCAATACTCTTAATTGCAATCTTTACTGATTCTGTAATAAGTTTGTCTTGTTTATCAGTGCTGATTTTTAACATCTCGTAAATATCACGAAGATATGGAGGTTTTAACTCTACTACTTTACCAGACTTTGGTAATGTTATTTGTTTCTTTGTGAACAATTCCTCTTGAGTCATCACGTCTAGTTCTAGTTTGTCTAGATCTAGCCGGAGGTTCTTGTGGTGGTGTGAGCAGTGGGAGCAGATTGCTTCGTGGAAGAATTTAGGACCAAAGGTGTTCTCTCTCAGTCTGATTAGGATGGTCTCTAAGTCTCCGTTGGGTAGTCGCCAAATACCATCCTTTGCTACGTCGCCTTTCCACGCCAAACCTTGTTCCGTTTCAAACGACAAGACCACATCCCCTAAAATCTTGGAGATGTGGCCTATATTATTCAATACAAGTTTTTGGTCAGCAAGGTAATTTTGTTGTTTACCTCGCAATTCATCGATATTACAATAATTAAATAAATCTAAACCATCAATAAACCCATTGGGTAGTTGAATACGCATAACTTCTCCTCGTAAAGTTATTTGTTATTTAAAATAAACTAGATAAATTACCTGCTATTAAATTTCCTGCTAAACCTGCTGCACCAGTATACTTCACATCAAATCCCTCATACCCCAAAACTAGAGTTTCAATGCTTACTTCGTCATCAGCTTTTGCATCAAAGTCGGAAGCTGGTTGATAACCCAGTACTATGCAGTTATATAACACATATATTACTTCTACTTGGCCTGCCCTATTTGTGTGTTCTATCTTAACTTGTTTTCTATAGTTAAACGGATAGCTGGCACTACTTGGGACCGACGCTGCGCCGTTGTTTTGAAAGCTTTCTAATTGTTGACCAACAAAACTACTTCCATAAACAGAGTCAGAACTTTTTAGTGCGGCGTTGTTTTGAACAAGATCTATACACGAAGTAGCCCACTTGCTAAAACTTGTATCGTTGGTTACGCCTCTTGTAAACGTTACTGGAGCATAAGAGATTCTATCAACTATTAGTTTTGGATTTAAGTGTGCGCCGCCTTCAGCATACTCTCTAGGGGTTATTACTGACCTAGGAACTCCACACTGAGTAAAGCCTAGTCTAGAAAAACCAGGAATATCAACTGTCCACCTAAACCTATCAAATACGTCCGCTACTCCACTTCTAGCCATTAGAAAAGTCCTTTCAAAAAGCCAAGAGTGGATGCCGCTGCGCCTACAATTCCTGCTCTAGAAGCGGCTTGCTCTGCTGCAATAGTTATGTTGTGCAAAGCTTCTTGTACTGTTTTTCCTTCAGTTTCTATAGAATTTTCAAAAGTCAAAGACATTTCTTCTATAGCTATTTCTGAAGAAGAGGCATTAAAATCATTAACACCTTTATACTCACTTGGCCACGCATTATACAGTAACCAATGTTTTACGTATTGTCCATTGCGATCAACAGAAGATATTAATACTTCTCTTCTAAAGTTTGGCTCTTGGAACGGTATTGCTGATAAGAAAGATAAAGACTCCTGAAACTTATTCAAAGTGGAGACTTCGTTATTAACCATTTCCCACCACGCATACAAACCGTTGTCATTGGTCATACCTCGTTTCAACACTACAGGCTCATAACGAGTTAGTCCTGGTTGTTTTGTGAGGGTTGAGCCGAAAGTATTTTCTCTATACTCTATTTCTTTAACTTTTCCACGAGGCGTAATTACTTCGCTAAATCCTGCTCGTTTTAGAATGGTGTTGTCCTTCTTAGTTCCTAGACTGGATGTACCAGAAGTAATAGTCCCAGATACATTGTCAAAAACAAGTACCTGGAACCTAAATTTTTCTATAGGATCATTAGAAGAACTTCTTGCCATTTAAAACTCATTAAGCTGGATATTCGGCGGATACTGCTGCTGAGGTGCTTTGTAGTGTCAGTTCTTGGAAATCTTCGTAAGCTAGCGTTAAAGATTCCAAAGCTTTGTCTCCGTCTTCTCCTGCGTTTAGGTCGCTAGCAGGAACAAAGTTAACTGGCCACGCATTATATAGTTTATAAATACGTGCCACTGCTCCAGAACGGTCAAGAATCTTAATGGTCAAATCTTTACGATATTCATAAGCAGCTTGGTTTGGATCTCGTGTTGTGCCTGCGCCTCGAATTCCAGGAGCGCCGGGTTGGGGATTATGAACCGCACTCATCCACTTATAAAAAGCGTTTGAAGCTGCATCATGCTTAACCAAACCACGAGTGAGAGTAATATCTTCCATAGAAGAAAGTCCAGCAGACAACATATTAATGTCTGGATCATGACCTTCTCGATATGAAATTTTATTGGTCGAACGTTTAGGCATACCTACTTCAAAAAAACCGGCACGACCAATGCCAGTCGCTTCTGAATCGCCATCACTTGACCATTCCACGAGAAATCGAAACTTTTCTAGTGGATCAGTAGTAGAACTTCTTGCCATTTTCTAACTCCTATTAAGGCCCAACTTAATGGGCCAGTTTGTAATTTTAATTAAGCTGCTGGAAGCGGAAACTCAAGAGCGATTTCAATAAATCTCACAGCTTTGTTTGGACGTACTTGAATTCTTACTTTTAACAATCCTTGGTCCAATTCATTTTGAGTAGGCTCTACGGAGATTACTTTAAATTTACTAGATTCTGGAAGTCCGGCAGGGAAAAGGTGAATATTGTTTCTACAGAAAGCTTCAATAGCACCTTGTACTTGTCCTTGAGTGGCAGGGCTAAAGTTTTCCCAAAGGAAAGCTCTCAAACCTGGCTCAAGAGAAGCTTTGATATATTGAAGGGTTCTCATTACTTGGATCAGTTGTTCGTCCGCAGTGAATACTGCTGATACGCCTGAGTCTGCTGAGTAGCCGCCGAATACAACCGGACCAGAACCGAAAGAGGTGATTCGGTTGATGAAGTTGAGGCGAAGAGGTTCTGCGTCTTTGCGCTCAGATAGCGCCAACTGCAACCCGGATACACCAGCCAAGCCCGCATACTGAATACCTGCTGGAGCGTGCGAAGGACCTCCAATAGAGATATTAGCGTCGATACGAGCGATCATACCAGCTACGTGTCCGACAGGATCAACAATAACTAAGTCGCCAGGAAGAGCAGTAGAACTCTCATCAACAACCACTACAGCATTAAAGTACCAAGCAGCTACACGAGATACTGAGTTAGAAATAACTTCATTTTTGTAAGTTACTGCCGAAGGACGACAAATAAGTACGTCATCTCCGGGAGACAAGAACGTAGAAGGATCAGGAGTAACTGTTACTGAGTCCGCAGAATCATCAACAGCACTAATAACGCCTACATAAGTCTCGGCTTGATTTTTAACGATCATGCCCGGAGTAACGCTCGACAAAGTCAAGTTACCATCCGAACCGCCGGAAAGAGTTGCTCCAGAAACAGTCAAGTTTACCGCATCTTGAGTAAGAGTTGCAATTGAGTTTCCGGCAGCGCCAGCAGCGGCAGCAGTCACAGTCACCACAGCGCCGACGGCAGCCGCATTGACGGCAGCTAAGGCAGCGATTGCGGCGGCCAAAGAGGTGGCCGTAGCGTCGTTACTAGTAATAGCACTCCACTCAACACCTTCAGTCAAAACAGTACCATTTACGGTAACGGTCTTACCAGCAAGTTGAGTATAATCCACGACAGTATAGGTTCCTGTAGCGGCTACAGAAGTGTTTTCGCTATAAATATCTAGTACCCAAGGACCGGCTCCAGTGATTGCTTGGAGTTGGCCGGTAAGTAAAGTAGTATCTACATCAGCACGATTGATTTCTTTAGGAATAGCGACCAAAGAAAATACGGTGGATAAGGTAGAGCCAAATTCTGCACGAATAGTCTCAGCATAATCAATAACTGCGGATTGAACCAAATAAGCCATAGACAAAGGAAGTCCGGGACACATTACGAGGCCGATATCATCAATACCGTCTAATGCACGAAGACCAGTACCAGCCGCAGCATTTCCAATAAAGGAGGCAGCAGTAGGAGAAGTGCCTACGTTAACGATGATAGCTCGTGCGCCAGAACCAGCATTGTCATAATAACCTTTTACAGCATAATAAGCCTCATACTCTACTTCGTCTGGTCCGCCAAAAGCGTCAACAAACTCTTCAAGAGAAGTTACTTCGGTAGGCGTGTTTACTGGTGCGCCGCCCAAAGAAGTAGAAATCAGAATCGCAGCTACAGAAATACCAGCCCCTGGAATGGAAACATTACCTAGAGGTTGATCAAATACCTGTACTCGTTCTGGCCCTACGTTAGTGTTCAAAAGTGCCATCTAATTAATCTCCTAGTCTAAAATTTCAGGATCATCTATGTTTACGCCGATAAGTTTGATGTTTTGTACAACGCCATCATAATTGATAGCTTCGCCTTGACGATCAATCCAAACTTGTATCCAAAAAGTGAATTCGTGACTCCAGTATTGAGCGCCCTCAATGTCTTTAGTAACGTGATCTACGAAATGGAACATGAATGTTCTGTATTCAGCGTTTGTGACTACTTTAGTATTATTTGTTGTAACAAACGTATCAGGAACTATATCAGCTAATACTATCTGATTAGTGCCTATTTTATCTATGACTGTGGATTCAAATATGGCCATGAATCCATTGCCGTTTCTAGCTTTTGTAGGAACTAGATCGTCGAACACAAACACTTTATCATTGATGTTTATATCCGCATTACTAGTGATTTGAAGTATGTTGCTTCCGCCCGTTGCTACGTTTGCGGTTAGTTTTTGATCTACACTCAATCTACTTCTAACTACCGTAGGTAGTGCTGTTCTTGGTGGGTTGAACTCTTCCCACATTCTAGTTGCTACGTCTACGTGAGTATTTCGTTCTTTTGAATCTATTCTAACTAAGTAATAAACGTCTATGGGCACTTGTGGGTCGGTTAGGGCCATGGACTCGTATATTTCGCAATCCGCTCCTAAACCTACTCCACCTGTAATTGGTTTTGTTTGATCCATAGTAGTGAAAGTAACAAGACTTGGATCGGAGGTTTGGAATACGTTTCCCACACGAGTTATGGTTCCGTTTGCAGCGGTACTAGGGCTTCCGACTCCACCAATAACCACACTCTTAGTATTTACGTTCACTGAGGATATGGTCCACGGAACAGAAGAACTGTCTACAAACTGATCCCCAACCTTCACAGTATTTAAATCTAGTGCAGTCAAAAACGTCACTGTTCTGGAGGTTGTGTTAAAAGAGATAGCAGGAGTATTACTAACTAAATCCTGCGACACTTCTATTTCGTGAGGACTTGAGGAGTTTACAGTAACCGAAGCTACTTTATAAGTTCCTATATTATTTCCAGTACGAACTCTAAGAAGATTGCCTACTTGTACTTTTCTTATTTTGTAGGTACTGGTAGTAATTATGTTTCCGGGAGAAGTAATAGCTCCGTCAGAAGCGAATAGAGTGGTTTCAAAAGCTTGTGGGGCGGTGGCTACTGGAGTTAATTGAGTCTTTCCGTATTGAGGTATTACTCGTCCTGTAGTCCTATCTTCTTTCATTTTAAGAAGTTTTACAAAGAAATGCGGATATTGTATAAAGCTTGCGTCCGCACTTGAATCGTAAAAATCAGCTTCTACAGGCAACTGAACCACTTCACCAGTAATAGGATCAAAAGTATCTCGTAAAACTGTGTGACTAGGAGTACGATCTTCATGAAAGGTAATACGCCTTACCTCTCTAGAAATAGCTTCTTCAACATCTCGTAATATGCGTACAGTCATTTTACTCTCTAAAAGTAGTTTTTAAATTACTTGTATAATGTTGAATTAGTCGTTCAGTTCTAGCTACTAACTCTTTAAACCAATCATTTTCGTTTTCAGTAACCCATTTTCTTATGGACATTTCTAGTATTCTAGAGAAATCAGCATTGTTATTGTCTTCATAATCAGATACTAAAGAATAATAAGTGGTTCCGTCGTTTATTCGTTTTACTACTTGTAAGTTATTTATTAGCTCTATTATGTTTTTATGATCATCCATGGAAGTTGGAGACTTAGTGGAATTCTCTCTAAGCTTCTGCACTTGATCTGTCATGTCTTGTAGCTTCTCGGGATTAATTACTTTTTTGCTTTGAGCTTGTTTCTGTAACAATTTCTTAGCTCGATCATAATCCCCATCTTTAACAAGATTAACCACATCAGTAAGATTTATGTATTTACTTCTTATATCTTGAACAGCATCTTGTTTAAAAGTCCACTGAGCAAAACCTCTTCTGTGCGTATCTCTTTGAAACCTTCTTGAAGGAGACATACCAGTTTCGCCATCAGTATCATGAGTTCCAGTAAATACAGAACACTTTATTTTGAGGTGAGGAGTTAGATCTATCCCAGGATTCATGTAATAAGATATTCTTCCGGCATTGTCAGGTAGCGCAAATATCGCATTTTCAAAGAATACTTTAGCTTTTCTATACTGCTGTTCTACGGTCTCATCGGGTTGAATCTCTAATCTAAGTTCGATTCTATTAGCATTTTTTTGACCCGTACTATGATGGCCAAACACTATCCCAGTTTCATTAATAGTAGTATAATCTTTACTTTTGTTGTATTTTGATAAATCTACTTTGCCGTCGGTTAAGAACTTTAGTACATCGTTGTCTGACTTGGGCGGATTTATATAAGGTTGGCCTAGTTCGTTCTCTTCTCCGACTTTGTTCTGTATTTTTTGTTCTTCGGGAATGATTCTTATTTGTTCGTTTACTACGAATTTTAGGTCGGTTTTTAGCTGTTCAATAGAGGCGTCTAAAATATTGTCTAAGCCGTTTTCTACAATATTATCTTTAAAATCTTTTGTAAAATTTAAGATATCTTTATAGTCTTCGAAGTTGGAAATTAATTCTGCATATTTAGGCATAAACTATCTTCCGTAAGTTTTGTGCCATTTTTTATGACATATTTTACAGAGAGTAAGGCCGTAGATACTTCTAAAAACTTAGCTACTTCTTCAGCAGGATATTTATTGTAATTCTGTTGTAAGTAAGTTATTTTTTCTTCTGTCCACTTAGTTCTTGTCATATCAGCCACGACCCAATCCTATAGCTTGCGGATTCGAGCGCCTTTTTTCCTGGTTTAAAATTCTTGTCCACTCACCACGATAATAATCTAAATTTTGATCAGAAATAGAACTGCCGTCCTGTCCTCTAGCAGCCAACATAATAGACCAAATAGTATAATATGTGCAAAATAGTCTAAAGTTCTCAGTATTAGTTCTAGTTCTATGTAAACTTAACTCTTCTCTCAATCTAACAGTAGCATTTCTTAAATGACCTTCAATGATATTATTTCTTGCGGTCAAGTCTTGTTTCGTAGAAGGAGGTAAGTAATCGTCAATATTAAACTTCATCATACGAACATCGGCGATAGTAGCGTAGCTAGGAATATTCATTCCAATAGCGCCTGCGCCTGCTAGAACAGTAAAATACTCATCACCAAAACTAAAATTAATTCCACCAAGAATACCGCTATAAGTAATTACATATTCATCTAGCGGTTGCATGTTAACTGGAACGTCCCAGACAAATTGGTATTCGAATTGTTGTCCTGGGACTAAGGAACCTTGAATGGTGGCTAGTACTATTGGGGTGGTCGATCCGCTCTTATTCAAGAATAGAGGCTCTAGTATTCTGGCTTCGGGGTACGTAGCTGTGTCTACGGTTACGGGTCTAGCTTCAGAAGTGAAAATAGTCTTAAAAGTAGCAGTAGTACCACGAATAAACTGGTAACTGTCTATAGGCTCTTTTCTAGTTCCTGTTACTGGACTTATTACAGACATTATTTAAACCCTAACCAAGCAAAAAAAGAAATTAAAGATGCTAACAAGGCTAATACGGCTGCTGGTAGTTTTACTGTATATAGCAGTTTGTCTCGTTTTGACTTCTGTTCTGCTTCCTGTTTAATTTGAAACTCTTCTACGGCTTTTTGGGCCATATAGTGTTTGTATACTGGTTCTACCATATCTTGAAGCATGTCTGTTCTTTGGATATGATGCTCTAAACTCTCTGTATTTCTAGCCAACGTCACCTTTATTTCGGTTACGTCTTCTTGGATCTTATTTAACACTTCTTTGTCTGCCATGGTCCGTCTCCAAAACAACAATAGGCGGACATAGCTCCACCTACCTATTATATAGTATACCCGAAAACAATTATTTAAGAAGAATATATAATACTACTAAATTTACCAATAAATTCAAATACATAAGAACTTTTATTTCTGTAGGCACTTTAAATCGTAAAGTCCTAATAACATTATTGTTTCTGGACATTTTGGCCATTTTTCAACTCCTCGTATATGTCCTTAGGAGAAACGTTGTTTAAATCTTCAAATTCATAACCTAAATCCACTAACAAATTGGCCACCAACTCGGAACATATAAAAGCTTGGTCGCCGTCATAAAAGGGATTTTTTATTCGTTTTCCAAAAAAAGCACAACCTCTTACAAACCCCAAACCCATAAGCTGTTTTATTGAATATGGACGACCAGCATAATCTATGGCTTTTTGTAATAACTTTATCTTTTGTTCTTCAGTTATTTTTATCTTAAAACTATCTACTACTGTATTATGGCTTAAAAAACTATTAAAACCTATAAAATTGACTTTGAGTCCGCTGGCTTGGTATATTAAGCTTCTGTTTAATGATTCTGAATATAAACGAATATATACGTGAGAGAAGTCGGTTCCGTCTAATTTTGTTATTAGGTATGATATTAGTTTGAGTTTGCTGGGCTTTGAGAAGCCTACGGTTAAATATACCATGTTTATGCCTTATATACCTCAAAAGCTACCATGATGTCTTCTTTGTGGCCCGCAGGATGTTTAAGAACCACTTGTATCTTATTTGTATGATATGTGGCGCTGTAGGTCATATATTTACACACTCTGCCGTCAGCACTAATGCCGTTGTTTGGATCTATAAATTTAAGATTAACACATTGGACCATTACCTTTGATCCGCCATATTGAGCCGAAACATCAGGTACTCCTATAACCCAAACCCGTACATTTTCAGTTACGTCATTGTATGTCTTAATTGTACCACCAATAATCTCGTAGTCATAAGGAGGCTCCCACGTCATTACTGTTTTAACACAGTCGGTATCACACGATCCTTGAGCAGTAAGTTCAGTATTATTGCTATCATAATACTTAACAATCCAGCCATCAGTATCGTTCCCGTCTACATCCTTGTGATATATACTATCTATGGTTGATGTTTTAAAATCTGCGGCGGTCAGGTGGTAAGTCCACCCTGTTTTGGCCGCCTTAGGGCGAAAAATAAGAGCTGAGTCCGAGTCCTTGGGAGCATCAAGAGCAATTGTTTGTGGGTCGTAAGTTAATGGAATTCCAGTGTGATTGTTAACGAGCGTTCCTAGTGTTGCTTCTTCCGCCTCAGACAAGTCTGCTTTAAATAATATAGTTAATTGGTCGCCAAGGGTGGAAACGTGATCCAATGCCTTCGTAATAGAAGATTGCTGTATTTCTTGCGTAAGAGCATCAGCGGCAACGGGAGTTTTAGTGTAGGTGAATTGTGTTGTCATGTTCCGAGCCTTATCAATATTAAACTTCTATCATTAACAGTGAGTGTTCCTGTGTTATCGCACGAAACCTCAACCGCACAAGCTTGTGAGCCATCAAATGACGCAACAGTCATGGTGGAATCTACCATAGTCTGGTTTGAATGGGCCGTGTCTTGCCTTCTCAACGTATCAGCCAATGCTACTCCTCCACGTGTAATTCGCCACCAATGGCCTTTTGGAGTTTTTGTGTAATAAACTGAAGCATTGTACCAAATTCCATAGGTCCCTGCTTGTGGAGTTATGGAAAAACTAGTTATAGGAGTAAATGTTGGATTTCTTACTGAAGTGGAAAATGGAGTTGAGCTAATTAAATTATAATTAATAATTCCGGTAGCGACTGAAGACAAAAGAGCTTGGTAGTAAATCCAGGTGCCGGATGCGTCTGGATTTAGTCTGAGATACAAAAACCCAATGGATTGTTGTGCGAGCGTGAATAATAACGAGCCAGCATTGTCTTTGATTGAAATAATTTCGTTTGTAGTGTTGACTATTGTGTAATACGAGCCGATCATAATTTGATTAGCTGGAGGCATTAAAACAGAATATCCAGCACCAGATCCAGTAAGATAGTGTAAGGTACTGGAGTCGGCTGGTAAATTTAATGTCCCTGCAGCCGATATTGCGTGAGTTTGAGAGTAGTAGATAGTGTGTTCTCGTAACTCTTCTAAAGCATCTTGAGTAGAGTTTACAGGATGTTGTACTCCAAAACCATATTGACCATTCTTCGTGTCAAATGGTGTGGAGGCTGCAACTTGTATTAAGTTATCTCTAGACATTAAGCTCTCTCAGCTACACGAACGGTTATTGTGCCGGAATCTGACAATAAATATATCTTTTGTTTAGCTCCAGCTTCGTAAGTTTCTTTAGAGTCTTTAAAATGTATAAATCCTTTTGTATTTACGTCTGATACAGAAGGAGGACTTCCATCATCAGCAAAAAATACATATAATTTACCAGAAGGTTGAATAGTTATTACTTGTCTATCTGTGTAAGCTGAAGCTCCCACTTTAGCTTCCACTACTGCTCCAGTTCCTACAGAGAGAACTCCTTGTAAGGATGGTCCGTCTAAGGGTTGTAGCATATTATGTTCCTTTTGAAGATTCGGTTATCTTTTTTATTTCTAGTACATTAGCGTCTATTTTAGGTAACAGAATCTGTTGCATAAATGAGAGAAGTTTGTAATACTGAATTAGCTCTACTGTGTTTAGTCGTAATTCGCTGTGTTTGGCCACCATGTTTAAGAACTCGGTTACTTTCTTTTTGTCTTCGTCCGTAAACTTCATTTCAAACATGGTGACTCCTAACTACAGTATTAGCTTAGTTCTAAAGTTCTGATTTCTGGAGTTTTTCCAGATTGACCTACAAATTCAATATCTACGGCAGCTCCGGCCCTAAGTTCCATAAGAGATCCTGGAGAAATTGGAAATCCAGAAGCAGCAGTAACTCCGGAGGCCCCAATAAAAACTTTAGTATTATCATTATTATAAATGTACAAATACTTTCTATTGGACAAAGGAGAAGCAACTACGTCTTCTGCGGCGTCTGCTACTGCGAGGGGGTTTGCTGCGGTGGCTATAGCTGTGTTGGCTAAAGCGGCGTCACTGACAGTAAGTGATGCGTTTATGATGTTTACGTCTAAACCAACATCGGCTCCAACGGTGGTAGAAGTGATGGCGTTGCCTGCTCCATCATTTGTCCAAGATTCTACGGAGTCGTCCGCAGCACTAAGATCCACTTCTACGTTAATGCCTTCTGCTACACGAACGTCGAGTGCTTTTTTGCCGCCTACGTCTGTGTGAGTCAATAGCGTACCGTCAGACGCTCGTAAGAACGCTCCAACGCTGTCACTATCAAGAATACTCTGCGCATCCGAGGTGTCGAAAATTAAATGGTCTTTCATCTGTCAATCCTTCCTTATGGTTAATTCCAACTCCAAATCTCTACTATCTCCCCGGATTTGCTACTAGCAAAATAGATAGTAAAAGTTGTTATATTTATATCTTGTTCTTCGAATATAGCTCCTGGAGATACTGTTACAAACGTGGTATTGGTTTGTCCAGAAGTTTTGGCTATTTGTAGTTTTGCATTACCTCTAGCTTTTATTTTAAATTTCTTGGTTCCCGTAGGAAAAGCATATGAGTACTCCGTGTTTGCTAATATTGCAGTAATATTTGCTATGTTGAAGTTTGCTGCCGGATTAACTACTACGTTTATGGAACCGTCGGGATTTATAGCTAATTGGTCGCCTTGGGCGTCTTGGATGGCTACATTATCACCATCAGCAGCGTCTAATTCCACATTAGCATTAATGGAGCCGTCAGCCTCTACCTGCAAAGTAAAGCCTGTATCCGGATCGCCTATATGTACTCCGTCTTCAGCTACATCCAAATCTACCGTAGCTTGTACATTTTGGGCCACAAAGTTAGCATCTACTGCTAATCGCCTAGTACCATTACTATCGACAACTTCGTCTATAGGTAAGCCGCTACGAGGACCAACCAAAGTATTACCTTGAGTTACTCCTCGACTATTATGTTGAGTTCCTGACGATTTGTTAGATTTAGTGGCCATTATTGTCCAACTAACTTAGCTCGTTCTAATTTATTAATGACTTTAGTTTTCCACTTTGAACGCTCATCGAACGTTAGTCTTTCAGGAACGTGGATACCGTATTTTTCTAACTCAGGATCGTGCAATATGTGCGCTCTACAGTAACCAGATGGACTTTTCTTCAAAGCTTCATGCTTGCAAAGTTCTCCAGTTTTAGTTCTGAAGGCGCAACCTTTGTTCTCTACGTGATCTACTTCTTCTTCTACTTTTGATATTGCTTTTTCTTTTTCTACGGCTTCTTGTAGTTGTTTATTATAGTAATAATAAACGTCTTGTCCATATATGATTTTTACGTCCATCGGTCTGGTGACGAACTGTAATTTTCTTAAGAATATTAGGGGGTATTCTGGGGCGTCTTTTAGGAATGGTAACATCTTGAGTTGTTTATAAGCTTTACTGCCTACGACTACTACTCCGTACCCATTACGAAATTTCACTCCACACAAAGAGCCGTTTAGGCCACTTAATCGGTGTTTTATAACTACGTAATTTCTATCTGTTTCTAGTTTTTTGGTTGTCCAAGTCATGTTAATTCCTCGTTTTAACATAAAAAGAAAGGAGTGGATTATACAATCCACCCCTAACAAAATCACTACCTATAGAAGTGCTTTAGAGGTAGCTATTAAGCACCAAGAGGCAAACAAGCTCTCATACGAGCGAGTGCCAAACGGTTGTAAAGGTCGAAACCGCAATACCATTTCAAACGGTACTGGTATGCGTTCTCGTCTTCACGAGGACCAACAAACTCAAGTTTCAAACCGGCGTTGTTGGAAGAGGTAAACCCTGCGATACCTTTGTACTCACCCCAGCAGCCGCAATAGATGCTAGAACCGTCGAGACGATCAGCAAGAACTACGTCTTGAGCGTTTGTGAATACTGCGTCGTTAGGAGCTTTACGAGCTACCATTTTGTTTTGCTCTGGGTCAAAGAAAGAACCAGTAGAAGCAACGGTAAGGGTGGTAGTACCAGCACCTGCGCTAATATCCCAACGATAAAGAACGCCGTCAGAACCACGCATAAGGGCATGAGCTTCTTCACCGTCACCAGCAACACCTACTTCAAGAGTAGTGGCGTTGGAGAAGGCTTTTACAAGAGTAGAAGCTTGCTCATTAACCGCCTCATAACGACTTACAAAGTCATTACGGAATACGGGGATATCTTGGTAATACAACATTGGTTTTTCGTTGCCGAGACCTTGACGTTGGATTTGAGCTGCGTCCGTACCACCACCAGTGTTACGCAAAAGTACACGGAGGGTACGAATTTCACGACTGTTCATCATCATGAAGTCTGGGGCCGCTGCCGTGATACGGTCAATAAGGGCGTCCAAATCTTCGAGAGTAGGAACTCGACCTTCACGACCTACACGGGCGCTAGAAGGATCGTCTTCAAACAAAGCGAGAGTTTGGGTAGAAGCCCCTGCGTTGTAGAACGGGTGGTTAACGTCGTCTGCGTTGCCGGCTTCGGCGTCCAAAATAGAAGCCATGCCTTTGAAACGGTCAGCCAAACCGATGGGGCCGTTGTTGGCGGTCATCAAAGCTGCACCACGATTAGCATTAACAATAGCATTCATATAAATACGAGCGATTTGTTTTGCTTTTGCGGAGATTTGCACTTGAAGTTGGTCGTTAGACTCTCCAAGTTGGTCTTCGATTTGACCGTCGATGATAATGTCAGCCAAAATAGCAGAGAGGTTTACGTTTACGTTTTCGAACGTAGCACCGCTTTGGAATTTGGACTGGTTGAGGTTAGTTCCTGGAGAAGCCCAATCAGCTGCTGCAAGAGTTTTTTCACGAGTAAAGGTATAAGCAAGGCCTTCAAAAACTACGAAGGGAAGAAACTTAAACCATTCATCCACGGAAATGATGTCTGCAACAATACCTTCAACGAGTTCGTTGTTGGATAGTACCGCAGCATCCGACAGAGAAATAACTTGTGCCATGTTCGATTAACTCCTAAATAATTGTTATCGGCCTCTAAAGGCTGTGTTTGTACCCGTCTTAGCTTTCTCTAGTCCAGCTTTGATCAAGGCTCTTGAACCCATTTTCTTACGTGCTTCCCGTTCTTCTTCTTGGATTTTTGCAGAGTTTACTCGTGCGCCATCCGCAGCGCCTGGAACGGAATGATTAACTACGATCTTCTTCTCGCCAAACAGACCTTTTTGTTTCGCTTCAGCAAGAGCCAGCCAACCTTCATGAGGATCTTCATAACCTTTTACCATTTTTTCAGCAAACTGTCTAAAATCTTCAGGAATACTGTCTATATCTTCTTTAATGCGATCCCTATACACTTGTTTACGGGCCTCTTGCTCCGCTTCATACTGTATAGCTTTGCTTTTGTAGCTCTCGACTTCTTTTTCTTTTTCTTCTAATTTTTGTTTGTAAGCGAGTTCTACTTCTGTTAGTCGAGCTTCACGATGAGCTAATTTATCTTCGATTGATCGCTTTTTATCCTCTTGTTCAGCTTTAAGAGCCTCTAGCTGCTTTTTAGCTTCCAAAGCGGATTCAGCTTCTTTCTTGATTTGCTCAATCTTTTCTTGAGTTTCTTTATTAATTTTGTCTAATTGATCTTGTACTTTAGTGCGAATTGCTTTATTTTCTTCTCGCAATTTAAGTACTTCTTTTAACGCACTGTCTTTTGTCCAATCTTCTGGATTTTGTACAGTTTTGTCTGGGGTTGGTGCTGGTGTTGTTTCTTTTTGAACTTCTGTAACAGATCCAGTTTTTGCAATAATGTCTTCGCCACGTTTTAGTTTATCTGACGTTGCATCCGACCCTACAATAGCCGTTTCTGTCGATGCGGTGATACTCGTCTCAGCCGCTTTACCTTCACCTTTTTTACCCAATTGATTCAATAAATCCATTTTGTTCTCCTGGCTCTACCAGTAAAGTTAATAAAATCCTACCTATTTAGCAGATCTACTGCACCACTTGTAGGGAAAGTTTGTGAAAATCCATTAGTATTCATAGCATTATAATACGGATTATGAGACTTACTTACGTTTTGTTGTATGTTTGTTGGTAGTAATTTTATCTCATATATCATGGACGGCGAGAATGCTGTTACTACTGGGGAAGTTAATTTAAAAGGTTGTTGTTCTTTTACTGAGGTTGTCCATGCTTCGTGTAACTTTTCCCATTCCGCATAACACACGTCGAAGTTCGGATTTTCCAAAACCACTACGTGTTGTCCGTCTGTTCTAAATACTATTACCCCGTAAACTACTTGCTCTTCTTTTTGTGCCTTGTTCATTTATTTTCCTCGTTGGTCCCCGTTTTTGTTCTTCTGCTTAGAACTGTCTTCCGCATGTTTAGCTCTGTTATCGATCTTAGCTCCTGATGCTTCAGGGCCAGTTTCTTTTTTAGGAGAGCCGTCACGTTGCAAACCAGCACTATCAAAAGTCTTAGCTATATCCAACTCAATCTCTCCTTGAAATTTAGCATTTTCGGCCATTTCTTGTTGAGTTTTCTTTACAGCTTTTTTAATCTCTTCCTCAGACATCCACGGATATAATTGTTTGTAAGCATAGGTGTCGCCTGTTTGACGAATCTTTTGCTCAATTATAATCGTTTCCATTTGAGTCTTTGGGTCCATAGGAAAACGAGGTTCTATGTAAGTAATCTCTAAGGCCGCATTTTCAGAAAACTTCTTGTCTCCTGTTTTTTCATAATGCTTATTCCAGAGAGTCTTAATAACTTGAAATAACTGTTGTTCTCTTTCGTTGAAGAGTTGGCCTCTACGACGATTTTGATCGATAACTCCGGCTTTTTCCATCCACAAAGCAAATCCAGAAGGAGACACTTTATCTCTGTATTTAGGCATCAATCCGTGATTAACTCGGATCATATCCGTCATACTTTCAATAGACTTCAACAAACCAGTAATATCGGCTTTGGGATGCTCAAACTTGAAGTCGCCTTTTTCACCCACAGCAATGGCAGTATCTGGTCCTAGAGAAAAACCTAAAGCATTAGCGTCAGCATTTCCATCCCTAAATACACCAAAACCTGCGTCGTAGTTTCTAAAAGCTCCACCGGCTCCCAAACCAGAAGTACCAGTCAATCCACCAAATCGAGACTGGGCTGTGCCGCCTCTCAACTGATTAAAGTCGTCTACTGGTCTGCCTTGACGATTGTTTACAGGACGCTCAACTCCAGTAAGAACGGGAACTCCAAATGATTGGAATTTAGCTATGTGGTTAAGGTCTGTAATCCTCATATTTACAGCATGATTTGCATAGATAAGAGGTTCATTAATTGGTAGAAAATAGTAATGGGCTGGGTCGGAGTTAAAGAACGGTACGGCTGGTATAATTCCGTATGGATTCTGTACTTCGATCTCGCTTCCATCTCCAGAGATCTGTCTGTGTGCGGAAGGACTCCAATAAATCATGTTTACTGAGCCTACTGCGGCTTTTTGCTTTTCGTACTTCTTACCCTTGTTTACGTTGATATCATTTAAACCATACGTCGAAGGGTTAGGGACGTTTGCTCCAGTAGGTGTTTGGCCAGAAATACTACGAAGTCCAGGCCCATGGTAGCTGTTAAAGCCGCCGAATTTACTACCAAATCCAATAAGTAATTCGGTGATATAGTATGGAGAAGCTCCATGACGTATATCATATACGCCTCCGTGCATTAAGTCTAATTGAACTTGTCCACCGTCGTTCTTCTCTACCATATGTCCTGTGTTTTCGTCGATAAAAGAAACTTTTACCAACACAGTACCTAGTAGTTTAGTCCAACGATCAAGCTTATCCATAGTCATCAAATAACGACTATGCTTCATCACCTCTTCCCAAAGCTTTTGATCTTTAGTTAGAGTTTTTCCTGTTTCTCTGTCATATACTCTGTAAATAGGTTTTTCTTTGTAAAGTATAGACGTATCATCTATAATTTCTTTAGTCAAATTTACAGGTAGGATTTGTTGCTTTTCTGGATTACGAAATTCTCGTACCAAATCCAACCACACGAATTCATCTTGGCGTCCTTCATAGAAAGCCAAAGCAATCTCAGTTATCCACTGACGATAGTACGCATCTTCATACAGGTCGCTTATACTTTATGTTTCCACAAAGGCTAGACTATATCATCACCCTCGTCATAACACGTTAGGGGTCGGGCGCTCTCGGAACCGTTTATTGTTGGGACTCACGGCCTAGTCGTTGAACCTTTACAGCTACTTTTATTCCCGGCTGCACTTGGCTGCTGATTGCCCAATTTTCGATTTTTTCAAACTTTCACGATTGTCGTTGCCAACTGCGTTGTAGTAATCGAAACTCTAAGGGGTTTCCAGCAATTCACCCGATTTTACTATTTTCAACTTTCGTCGAAAAGGAATTCATAATTTAAATTCCGATTGAAGCCAATCCACCTAATCTACTGGTTGGGTGGTTGGAAATTCCTAAATTAAAACTCAAGGTTACCCTCCTTTTTGTCTTTTAGGACACCAATTACTTATATTATTAGCCATGCTCCTCTTTCTATCCAAAAATATTAAAGCATCATCGTACAGAAATTTTATAATATTTTTTGCGGGTTCGGCAGATTTTCTAAAATAGTACACATTGCTTTTACAATGTTTTGTTATTTTTGTAGTATTTAAATTTAAGGCTTTATTTATGAAATTAGATACATACTCTACAACAAAAATATTTCCACACAAAGAGAATGTCGGTTTTCATAAACCTACAAAATTTATATAAATGTTCTACGTCTTTTTCAGCAAGACTAATTTGCAACAAATGCTGATAATTATTAACATTTCTATAAACATTGCCATCGGAAACGATAAACCCTAACCAATAAGCCTTTTCTTCAGTGTCTATTGTTTCCTCGGTTTACAACTCCTTAGGACACGATTAATATCCTAAGGAGTGCTTGTGGATTATGTGCGATCAGGGCCTTTGTGGGCTGATGCAGGCTTGCCTTTGGCTTTACCCGGCTTGTCGTTTGCTGCGCTATAGTCCGTTTCAGAACCGTCGCCCAGTTTCATTTCTTGAGGAACTCCAGGTTGCATGGAATTCATTTGATCTACTTTTTTACCATGTGCGGGCAAATTAGCTGCCCCTTTTACTCGACGACCAGTACGCTGTGCCATTTTAAACTCCTTGTGGCTCTTACTTTTTACCAGTAAGATTGTGGTTAAATTCTTTCACATCAATAGTTTCTTTAGGAACTCCAAGAAACCCTGTTTGACTACCTTTAATTGTTTCGCTTTGTTTTAAGATCTCTCCTACTGCAAAAGCAAAAGAATTTCCGACGCTTGTATCAGGGGGATTTCCTACCTGAGGACTCTTTCCTCTGTTTCTTTTTTTAGAAGCCATTACTTATATCCTTGTTTTTTAAGCCAATTTTCAGCAAAGTTATTAATCGCTTCCATGCGCTCAGTATAAGATTTTTTATTATACTTATCATTTTCTTCAGCGCCACGAAATTCTAAAAACAAAGCTGCATACAAAGCATTCAAAGTTTCTGTATTTTTGGCTATCTCTGGCAATTCATTTAAGTTTATTTTAAATAAACGATTTTGCCTATACACTAACATAATTATGCCGTCGCTGCAATAGCTAATCTTCCAGTACCGCCAGTTCTAGTAACCTTAATAGCATTAAAATTATGAGTACTATAAGTTACTGGAGTATTTGCTGTAAATGCTGTAGAACCAAAAAAATCTTGACCATTGACAGAAAACTCTACGGTGCCTGCTAAATCACCAGTAGACTGAACAGTAACTCTGGACATCCCACCAGCCATCTTAAGTACTTCTACAGTAACAGAAGCACTTAGCTCCTCAGTATACTCTCTTTGTCCAGATGCTATGTTTTGACGAACTTGTTGTACGTCTTTTTTAGTATAACCTTTTTGTGCTGCCATATATTAAAATCCTCCTACGATCGAAACGTGTTGATTTCTGTCGTGGAAAAGCCATACAAGTAAATATCGTAGGGCGTCGATTAATCCTTCGTAACCTTCTGGCGTTTCTTCGTAGTCTTCTTTTAGGCCGCCGTTTTTCGACTTTTGGAACTTGGCGGTACTTAAAGCATAAATTAAATTAGGACAGTTGCTAGAGATAAACAGTTTGGGTACAGTTTGTTGTGTACCGTCCTCTTTTATAATAGGTCTCCCATAAGCGTCAAATTCAGGAAACTGCAACCACTGCCTAATCATGTTGGAGCCTGTTTCTCTGTCTTGCTTTAACCCTACCGGGAATTTTCCAAAAGAAGCTTTCATGTCGTCCCAGGCAGTTCTACCACTCAACTGTACCTGCTTACCGGAGATATCAGCAACTATATCTCTTATTTTGATCTCTCTAAAAAAAGATACTGGTTTCTGCTCTTGCTCCCAAACTTTCATTGCCAACCTACTTAACTCGTTCTGTTTATTAAGTATTTGTTGACCTTGCATCAGTGGGGTGGTTTTTGGAGTAAACAATTCATCAAAAATGACCACATCATTAAATTTGTTTACTTGTGCAAATAGAGTTGATGCTGGTTTAGCGAAGTTAAAGTCGCAGGCTGCATAAACCGCACCTTCGTCTGGATGCCACTTGTAGTTAATGACGGATGGAAATTTGTTTACGTCGTCTTTTTCCATAATAAATCCAGGAAAACACATATCAGAAACGGCTTCAAAATCAGCAAGATATTCTTGTTTAAACTGGACTACTTTTCCGTTATTTATCGCCTCTCTATAGCTTTTGTCAACTTCTTGTTTTGATAATTCTGGGGTTGCTGCTAAAAGAGGGTTGTCGTAACTGGTTTGTCTAAAAGAACTCCACTCGGTCATGTCGTCGTCGATACCTAGTTTTTCATCAACCATTATATCGATTTCGCCGGTTCTCTGTCTTGTTCCTTTTTGTCCCATTAGGAACAGTTTGTAGAAACCATTTCTACCACGAGGAGTACTAATAAATATGGCACTACCGCTCTTATCCAAAAGAGTCGGCTTTAGCATCTGAGACCAAATATCGTATAAAGAAGGTTCGAGTGCCGCTTCGTCTACAATCAAAAGATCCAAGGCTTCACCAGCTAATGAATCCGGATTTTCCATGGACTTAGCTTCTAGTACCGATCCCCAGGGAGTCTCAAGATAATACTCCCCCTTCTGGTTTCTGGCTCTACCACCATTAGGTTTATTAGGTTTAATTATCTTTAATTGATGTACTAAGATGGTATATAACTCTCTAAAGACTTTTTCACACAAGGAGTAATCTTTAGAAACTATCCACACTCGTCTTCTAGGTTGCATCAGTACTGCTAAAGCCACCAAAACAGTGATAAGTGTTTTTCCCCACCTTCGACCGCAAGCCAACACTTTATATCGGGCTGGATCAGCAATAACTTCTAGATGCCCTTTGTGCAGGGGTTGTATTATTTTACCTTGTGAGGTTCTTATTTTCTTTTCGTGTAGAAAATTAGCCAAGGCTTCAATATCTAATGTATGAATCCTTAGAGGTTTACCTTCTTGGTTATAATCTACGTCCTGTATACTCATTAGTTACTTCTTGTTACCGTGAATAATACTATTAATCTCTCTAAATTGATCAACAACTTCGCTGGTTTGATTCCCTTTTTCTTGGTAGTCTCCAGATAGGGTTAACCAGATTTTTGCTGCGTTTGTGTTTCCGTCTGTGGCTTGTTCGAACAAAGAGTCGATTATTCTTTGTCTTTTTTGTTGGGTGAATAGTCCTGTGGATCTTACCTTGCTCCACACCGCCTCTTCCCAACCTTTTTTCTTCCGCCACTTGCTGATGCTAACTCGTGATGGTAAAGCTTCATGTAAAAGGGATTTTAGCTCTAAGTCATCGAAATATTTAGCATTTATCTCTGCTGCCATCATCTCCACTAATTTTTCGTTGGATGGCGTCTTTTCTTTGCTAACTAAAAAAGTAGACTCGATCTCTTGTAGAATTTGTTCTAAGATATTCCATTCAGAGTCTTCTTGAAGCTTTTCTAATCTCTTTCTAGCTAGGATCTTATCTTGAGATTTATCAAGCATTTCTTGGCGTTTAGAATCATCAACCATTATTTACCTCGACGCCTAGACTTTCCTTCGTTGACTTGTTTTGGTTTGGTCTCTTTTGGAACTTCTAGATCAATATAAGTGATTTCCAACATCTCTGGATTGGTTCGGAAACTCTTCTTACCTTTTGATTTCTTTACAGAATACTCGCAAATAGAAGCCATACAAAACCTTGGTTTTTGGTCGGCCCACTCTGCTGGCAATTCTTTATTCCATCCACAACACTTGCAACGATATTTAATTTTTTTCATACTGCCTTAATTGACTTTCTATATTTTTAGTTTAACATCTACCCCTAATGTCAAATATCTAAAAATGAGGAGAGAAGAAGTGGTCGTTGGATCTGACCAGGACTTCTTCTCGGACTCTCACAGGGAAGGCTATATAGTAGGTTGCTACGTGCCAGTCAGAACTGAAGCTCTCATTTTACACATTCAAAGAGTGGGAGGCCATTTTCTACTGTAGAGATAGTTGCCCTACGCATTTAAAATAGTATACACTATGTCAATTTTTAACCGTATAATAAGCGCATAATTATGTGATTATTTTTTCCTATTTCCTTTGTTTCGAATTTCTCGAACGACGAAATATCTATGTATCTATTTGTAATTACTTCGTTTTTTGGAGCCACACAGGTTATAGTTACTCCTGTTATCCTCTCTTCCACATTAGAAATAAAAAACTTAAAATCTTCAAATCTAGCCAAATACCAACTGTTGTCGACTAGTAGATAAAAGGTTGACTTTCTTCTTTTACCTTTCAAATCTATCACAAACTGATCCTATAAATCATAAACCCTATCAGGATCACACAAAAAACCACACTAATCAAACTACAAGTAAAATTAAAAACATTAGACTTATCCATGTTTCTAAAAGACATCAGCCACCTTGGTTTTGTAATCTTATGTTCTGGAAATTTAAGGAGTTTTCCTGGTTTCTTCATATCATCGCTCATAGTGTTTTAGGTTTATGATGCGAACTTTTGCGTAGATAAACTTGGGAACTTCTTCTGCAAAAAGGTCCACATCCTCGTCAATTAAACAAATCAAAGCTTCATCAGTATTAATATAACTATCGAAAAAGTATACTCTTTCTCGATATTTTACTATGTCACCTGGAGAGAATTTATCCATATCGACCTCCAGTTGGTAATATATAACATCTTTTTATTATATGTCAATATCAATTAATGAATTATTTTGGTATTATATAATATCATGATTTTGTTGATATTATATGATATTGACTTATTTATTAATAATGTTATATAAATATTATATTATAATTATATATAATATTATTAATT